AGAAGAAACTCAATTAGAGGTTTTTAGAATTTTTAAAGCAGCTACCACTTTCTCTTCAATTAGTGGGTTGGAAGAATTAGATTTATCAAAAGTATTTGAAAATACTGTTGTGAAAGATTTAATTAAAAAATCTGATGAAGTTTCAAAAATTTTAGAAATTCAAACTTCAAATATTGAATTTAATAAACCACTTCAAATCTTTAAAAGAACAATAGAAAACATTATTTTTCAAGGCGCTCAAGATATTGAAGACGCTTCTCAAGATTTACAAAGAAGAGCTAAAGTAATTAGTGCAATTACTTCTAGTAAGAGTTTTGCTACTTTAGGAGATTCTTCAAAAATAGCTTTTGAAATCAATTCATCATTAGAGCAATTCAATGCAGAATATAATAATAAAATAAAAACATTTTTAAATGAAACCCAAGCGGCATTAAAAGATTATCTGCCAGAATTAGGTATTGCTCAAGAAAAAGAAGAACCGATTCGAAAAGCGTTTGAAGCTGTTGGAAAAGCAACAGATCAAAAAGGTTTAGCAGAAGCTCTGAGAGATGTTGTGAGCCAAATACAGTCTGCTGGCGTATCATTAGATAACGCTAAGTTTCAAGAACTTAAAAATAAAGTTATAAGTTCAACGAATGCATTTTCTAGGTTAATTAAAGAACAAGATAATGAGTTAGCAATTTTACAGTTCAACAATCAAGAAAGAATTTTAGAAGCTCAAGCTTATGATACATATCGTAATAATTTAGCTAATTTTGTAGATGGAATTATTGAGTCTGAAAAATCACTTATTAAATTAAGAGGGGAAATTGAGAGGATTGATGTTGATAAAGAAACTAATATTGCACGCCGAACATCTTATGCAATTAGTTCAAGAGAAGCATTACTTATTCGCCAAGAAGAAGAACGTAAAGCTTTTGCCCTTAAACGCCCTAAAGAATTAGAAGCTAATTTACAAGAAAAACAAATAGCTGCCGAAAGAGACTTCTTTACAAAAGAAAATATTGCAGAATTAAATCGAAATACAACAGCCCTTGAAAACTTAACAAGTATTTTAGCGCAAGATTTTATCAAAAAAATAGATGAAGCTATAAATTTTGTTAATCAAAGCGGCTATGGTCTAGCAGGCGGTGCAGGAGGCGCTGTAAGAGGTGTTCCTTTTCCAGCAGGTATTAGTAACAATCAACAACTTCTTGATTATTACAATAATCTTAAATCTGCCTATTCTCCTTTATCTACGCGATCTTTTAATAATCAAGGTGGATTACAAACAGGGAGTGAGTTTGTTAGACAAATCGTTGCCTCAATACGCCAAGGAAATAACTTGCAAACATTACAAAATGAAATACAAGGCTTTGACTTGAATCAGGGAGCCAAAGATAGACTCGTTGAATTTGCAAGACAAGTATATGAATCCAGCCAATTACAAGGCGCTACAATGGATCAAACATTGGAAACAATGGAAAAAAGACTTAAAGGGGAATTAGAAATAAATGATTTAGTTAATAGTTACAATGGTAAATTAAGGGATCAGCTAAGATCAGTTGTAGATTCATTAAACGATCCTCAAACCAGAGGGGAGTTTTTATTAAAACAAGGCGTATTAACAAGAGGCGCAAAAGAACTTTCAAAAAGATCGGAGCAAGAAAAAAGAGATTATCGTTCATCTTTTGGTTATGGTTTTGACGAAGCAATGGATAAGCTTAGAGCTAGAACAGAAGATTTCCGTAATCAACTCGGTCAAGAAATTCCAGACCTATTCTCTCAAAATCTTGCGCAAGGATTGAATGATGCAATCTCTGGAGCAAAAGACCTCAAAACAGCTCTTACTGATGCGGCCACAGCCTTCTTCCAAGAAATTACGCGTAAGAATATTTCTAATCTTGCTGATTTAGCAACAAGAGGATTAGGAAGTTTAGCGCAAACTGGATTTGGTGCTTTGGGTTTTGCTTCTGGTGGTTTTATTAAAGGAGGTTCTGGAACCAGAGATGATGTTCCAGCAATGCTCATGGGCGGTGAATATGTTGTTAAGAAGTCTGCTGTGAACAAATACGGAAAAGGTTTCTTTGATGCTATTAACAGTGGCAGAATGCGTGGCTATGCCGCTGGCGGCATGGTTGACCCACAAACTTTCCCAACGCAAACTGGTCGCGGCGGATTCTTTACTCCTGGCGACTATGGCCAAGGCGCAATCACTGGCAAGAATGAACTTCTTACTTTTGCCACTCAAAGCTTCACTGGTGGTCAATATGACTACATGGGCGGTTTTGGCATGGGAGGCGCAACAGTTTCTCTTGAGCCTGAGAGTGCTCGCTTATCTGCTTTTGGGCGTGAAAATAGTCCAATGTTTGAACGCGTTCAGCAATCCAAAGAAGAAGCTTTTAAGGTTTACTTAGAAGGCTTACAGAAAGAAAAAGAATACGCTGAATTACTCGACCAAATAGCTAAAAATGAAAAAGCTCGTAAAAAACAGTTGCAAATGGCAATCATTTCAGCAGTTGTGAGTAGCGCATTGAGCTATGCTGGAAATAAATATTTCCCACAAGGATCAAAAGAATATTCTGTATTAAATAATCCTGGATTTAGAATTACTCGTACTACTTCGCAAAGGCCAAGTCAGCCAATGATAAGTGGATCGGGTGCAGCAAGTTATTTAAGGGTATCAAATAATACATCTGCCTTGCCTCTTCCAACTTCCACAAGCGGATCATCTTCTACACCAATATTATTGCCACAAAGAACCGCTGGTGGTTTAATTTCTGGTGGTTCCAATATTCGCGATGATGTTCCAGCCATGCTCACTGGCGGCGAGTTTGTCTTGAACAATCGCGCCACTCAACGCATTGGTCTTCAAAACCTCAACAGACTCAATAGCGGAGCGCCAGTTTCTAGCGAAGGTTCTTCACCAGAGATGACTCAAACTTTGATTGCCAAGCTTGATGAACTCATTCAAACCACTGCAAACTCTTCCAAAGAAAATGTAGTTGTGAATGTTTCCACAAATGAAGCTGGTGGTCAAACAACTGAAAATCCCACTGGCACAGAAAGAGACTTACAAAAGAAAATCCGCCAAGCTGTGCTTGATGTAATCGCTCAAGAAAAAAGACTAGGAGGGTCGCTTGAAAAATCACGATGAGCATAGACCGATCACTCTCAGTTCAACCATACGATCAAGTTTTTGTCGTGAATGGTGTGCAACTCTCTGGAGTTGACAGCATCAGCATAAACTATAGCGTCCCATTAGAAAACTCTTTAACACTAGGATCAACTTATGGCTATAATCTCAACAATCCTATCCAAGCCGAAATCTCTTTACAACGCAGCATGTTATACCAAGACCCGCTTTTGGGTTTTACTGGCGATTCTAGTTTTTCTGGCAGTTTGAGCTACAATGGTAAGTCTTATGGTTTCACTAGCGGCTTTTTAAACCGATACAGCATTTCCTGCACTGTTGGCGAGATTCCATCCATCTCTTGTGGCATCACTGTTTATGGAAAACTTGAACCCTCCCTTGAGGTTTTAAAAACACAAGAGAATCCAAGCATTTTTATTCCAAGCCCAAGATCAATGACGGTTTCTGGAGACAATACTTCAAACAATCGCGTCAAAAGCTTTTCTTTCGAGTATTCCATTAATCGTCAAGGCATCTATTCTCTTGATAGTGCAAAAGAAGTTGATGAGGTTGTGTTTTTGCCGCCAGTTAATGTTGCCGCTTCACTAACATTTGATGCAGTGAACATGACTCCAGAAAATCACGAATTCTTTTTGCAGAGCGCAGAACAGAAAAATTTTGACATTTCAATCAAAAGTCGAGATAATAATAGTGAAATTATTCATCTCACGATTCCAAACATTCAAGAAATTTCACAAGAGCTTTCAGCAAGTTCAGATAGCTCTTTGGCCATTGTTAATAACTACATAGGATACATAGAATGAACTTGTTCTACAACAGAGACAATAACATCACTGGCGCAGCAAACCTAGCGTCTTTCAACTTTAGTCCCAACTATGGTTCAACAGTTTCGTTCTCTTGCAAAAAGAACAAGTACATGTATAACAATAATTCTTTTGCGATTATACCAACAACGCTTAATAATATTGTTGCCACATGCAGTTTTAATTTTAATGTGAATGAGAGTGATGCGCAAAACATCATGAACTTTTTTGAGAGTCAAAGTGGAACTGGCGCTTTTGCAGTGAATGATGCTTCTCAGATTTATCGCACGCTAACTGGTTTTGCTGATGATTTCAGCATATCAATGACAACCAATAACCAATACAATATTGCTTTAAATTTTTCTGTTGAAAGAAACTCTAGCGTTCTCAATTGGAGCGGAATGTCTTTTGTAAATTACGATTTTGTAAGTTGGGAAACTGGACAATTTTATCAAAAATATCAGCCTGTTTATTTTGAAATTCAGGCCCAAAATAAATTAGTCAATTTTTATTATGCTACCGAGGACCATACAAGCACAGCAGATAATGCTCCGCCGAACACTGGCTACTGGTCACAGTCACTATTCTATGAAAATGAACTCGGACTAACTGTTGAAACAAAACCAATGGTTTCCAGAAATGAGTTTAAAAATTCTTTTGTTCAAAGAATCAAGGACAGCGAAAACATTCACTCTTTCCAAGGATTGCAATTAACTTATAAAAATATTACTGATTTCAAGCTCAAATCTCTTCTTCACTTTTTAGAGAATTCTCTTGGATACAAAAGGTTCCAATTCAATTTGCCAAAAATTTATGATCGCCCAAAACTGTTTTATGTTGATAGTTGGCAGCACTCTTGGAACTATCAAGACTCAAATAACCTAACAATATCAATTGTTGAAGACCCTCTCGGCATCAAGGTCCAAGATGATGTTCCCGCTTTTCTTGTTGGACAAGCTTTAAATCAATCTTCGCTATCATATTATGCTGACCCCAAATCGTCAGCTTATGTGATTGATGCTTCTGGCGTTAAAGAAACAAAAACAGAAGGCTCTCAACAAATCAATTGGGGCAGTTATCCAGTCAAAAATTTAAAAGTTTATCGTGAGTTAGATAGCTTTTCAGCTTATAACCAAGGAGTTGAATCTGTGATTTTTTATCCACGCTGTTATGTGGGTAATTGCGATCTTTCAGTTAATCAAATCAATAGCGTTTCTTTCGAAGGGGCGAAAGATGTTGTGGGTTTAAATTTGACAGCTAATAATTTATCAACATTTTCGGCTGATGGTGTTACAGGATTGAAAAACTTAAATCTATCAAACAATAATCTAACATCAATCGGCATCAGTGGATGCAACAGCATCACTGGTTTAAATCTTAACGAGAATCAAATATCGCAGCAGAGTTTTTCAGATGCGCTAGTTAATTTGGCTTTTGGTTCTGGGACCAGTGGCAACATTTCTGTTCTTGGAGATGTTAGCTTTTATCAATTAAATCCAACGCCGCAGTCTGGCAATGATTATTTTTGTATTTCTTCTCTCGATTATCGCAACTGGACACAAACATATAAAAATTTAAGCTTGCCAATTCAACCAACTGGTTTTGTGGGCAGCAACGTGTTCACGGTTTGGCTTAGAGATTCTTTCTCTGAAGCAGTAACAAACGAGTATTCTTCAAAATGGACTTCCAGCCAAAACACTTACGAAACAATCCAAGATTACACGCCAAACCCTTCTTTGTGGGCAACTTTAAATCCAAATCAATTTTATAAAAGACCAGCATATCTATTTAATAATAGCTTGTTAACTGGTGGAGTTATCAATAATACTGGTGATTATTTATCAGCTTTTGTGGTTGCAAAGTTTGACAATAGCGGCGATCAATGCGTTTTGAATTTTTCTCCAAATAAAAATTATGGACTATTTTATAGCGGCGGAACAGTATCATTCAGGGACGGAGCAACAGTCAATGTTTTGACAGGAAATGTTGCAACAGATCAGTATTACTCTATTGGCTTCGTGCGCAACTCAACGCATTTTACTGGCTATCTGAATGGCTTGGTTGGTAATTCTGGAACTCTCTCTGCTAGTAATTTAAATTCAATCAAGCTTTCTGTTGGGGGAGCAGAAGGCGCAACACCAAGATATTTTGCGGGTAATTTGGGCGAGGTTTTAGTTTTCTCAAATTCTTCCGCTTTTAATTTGGACCCTGCTTTTCATAAACCCTTTAACGCTAGATTTGCCATATTTGTGCCATGATTATTAAAAGCAATTCAATCATCTTAGCTTCTGATTTAAGTCCAGCTTTTCAAGCGGTTGGAGATTTTGCGCCATATAAGAGAGGCTTGTTTCCAATTGCTTTTGTTGATAATCTTGCGTTCGATGTTCAAGGCAATCGCATTCGCTCTAAACAAGTTGGGGGTCAAGAGTTCTCTGTCGAGAACTTGGCTTTTTCACCAACTGTTTCTCTTTCCTTTGATTATGTTTCATCGCTAACATTTGACAATGAAAACTTGCTCGGAATGTTTTTAAAAGGATGGGGAGATTTTCAATCCATCTTTAAAGGCAGCAACGGTCAATCTTGCAATCTTTATTTTATCTTGAGTGATTTGTTTGGTCTTGATTTAATTTATCAAATCAAAGATCGCGGCAATCTAAATGGTTTAGAAGTTATTTCATTTGGTAATTGCACTCTAAGCAATTACAACTTGGCCATTGCAGCGGCAACTCTTCCAAAGACTTCGATTCAAATGGAAGCAGTGAATATGGAAATGCAGGTTGTTTCCTCGAATCTTATTAATGTTCCAGCGATTAATCTTAGCGTTGGCAACAAAGATGGCGCTGCTCAACTAAGCATTAATAATTCAGAGTTCATCACTAACCTTAACGCTCTCAATACTTCTGCAACTGGTCAACCAATTTTGCCAACATATAAAACCACAGCGTTCAACATCATCACCGAAAATCCAGAAGTTCCGTCAATTCAAATCTCTCCTTGGGCAGATGCGGCAATTTCCTCGATTGGTTTTTCAATCGGAGTTGAACGCGAAGCAAGTTATGGATTTGGCAGCGACTTTATCTACGATAAGAAAATTAAGTTTCCGATTGTTGGCAACTTAAATGTTACTGCAACAGCTTTGGCGCTTAATTCTGGCGTGCCGATTCTCACAGGAGCAATGAGCAACGAGCCTTCATACTCTCTTGAACTTCAATTCATTGATCCTAATGAATTAAAATATATTGGCCAATCTATTGCCACTCTATCTGGTTATGCCGACCAAAACTACAGCGGTTTCTTGACAAATAATAAATATTTAAAAATCAACAACGCCAAACTAGAATCACATAGTCACAACATTGATTATGCATCCAATCTCACTGTTGAGTTTGGGTTTTCTTTTGCTTGCAATGAGCAAAATGGTTTGTTAATGAAGTGGGGCCAAAGATCAGAAAAAGAAGGTGCGCAATTGTTTACATACGAGGGTCTAAAGTTACAGTCTAGTGATGGCGAAAAGATTGACCTTGATAATTATCTTTATTTTAATGATACTGGTTCTGCGATTATACCGTCTATCTGTGCAAGTCCAGGATTGTCAAGCGATGGCCTTCTCTTATTAACCAGAGATAATACAACTGAAATTACCAACAGTTGCCAGTCTAATCCGCTTGGAGCTTTTACTTTTGAGGCAGCGGCGATTTATGATGCTACTGAATATGGTCAACTTTATTGGACAAATGCTTCTGGCGCTCTCGGTTATATTGTTTACCGTTCAGAAGAATCTCCAACTGGTGCTTATGTACAAATTTTTTCTGGATTAGCTAATAATTATGAAGATTATGGAGTTAGTGCTGGAGGAAATTATTACTGGTATAGTGTTGTGGCTTTTAATAATGTTTATGTTTCTAGCGGAATTTCTACAATTTCTAGCGGCACTAATCAAATAGTTTATTTCCCATAATATGACAGTTCTTTTTAATTATCCAAAGGTTGAAATCTCTTCTGTTTCTGAAGTTTTGAAATCAGAAGATGGGGAAATCTATCATCTTTTATTCCTTGGGGGAGACTATTCGGATTCTGATCTGTGTATTCCATCCAAAGACGAAAGCCCCAATTATTATTTTTATTCTGGAGATGGTCAAATTTCCGTGGTAGAAGTTCAAAATCCAAATGTTTAAAGTGTAATTCTATATATGGCCGCAGGAACATACAATTTAACTGGTTCAAACGCAATCGAGAGAGGGGCATGTTATTCCTACTCTATTGATTTGAGCACCACAACTGGAGAATATACCCTTTCTGGCTATGCTGTATCAGGATACCTGCGCCGAAAATGGGATGGCTCTTTTGGCCCTGATTGGACAACCAGTATTTTAAGCACTGGTTCTGGCATCATCACTTTATCGCTTGATGCTGCCAAAACATCAGAATTGTCTTATGACTCTTACGAGCAAGAGATTTTCATCTATCCGCCGAATAGTGGTTGCCCTGTTAGAATCATCAAAGGCGATGTAGATATTCAGGGAGGGGGGTTTGAATAATGCCTACTGATATTTCAGTTGTAATCAATCCCCCTGAGCAAGTTAATGCAACCCTACAAACCAATCCAAACCAGATTGATTTGACAGTGAATCAATTTGGGGATGTCCCACCGCACGCAACAACTCACGCTCCAAATGGAAGCGATTCGCTTGGCGCTTATTATATCACTGGTGACGTTGTTCGCCCAAGCGAAACTGGTAGTTTTATTACCACTGGTCAAACTGGACAGTTTGCTACAACTGGTCAATTGTCTTTTAGTAATACCGAAGTTATTACTGGCGATACAACACTTGCTGCAAACAAATCTTATTTAGTAAGAATACCGCCTGGTTCACCCTCTTCTACTCTAAATGTTTATTTGCCATCTAATCCACAGAGCGGTAGTTTCATTGAATTACAAACAGAATTTCTTGAATCTGGATGGGGATTTGCCAAAGGTTTAAATATTAACGCCAACGGTAATTTAGCAACTGGTTGGCAAAATGAAATTTCATGGACTGGAGATTTTTCTATTTTTGCTCCCCTTCAAGCTCCATTATTTGCTGATTTGGTATATAATGGATCAGCGTGGATTTATACTTATAAAGGTCCAGATTTAAGCTTTGGCAGAATTTATTATGCGGGGCCAGGCGCTCTTTTAACTGTTGGTAGTAATTATCGAATATCTTCTGTTAATTCAGGCATTTTTGCCGCCGCTAGTCAAACTGGACAGTTTATTACAACTGGTCAAACAGGTCGGTTTGTAAGCACTGGTTCTACAGGTTCTTTTATAACATCATCTCAAACTGGACAATTCGTTTGGACTGGCTCAACAGGCAATTTTATTACAGGATCAGTAGTTAGACCTTCTGAAACAGGTTCGTTTTTAACAACCTCTCAAACAGGCAGCTTCATCTCAGCCTCTCAAACAGGCGGATTTGTTGGCACAGGTCAAACAGGCTTTTATACTGGTGTTTTTTATCCATATTCATCTAATCCAAATGGATATGTTCAAGGTGCTGTTGTGCGCCCTTCGCAAACTGGACAGTTTGTTGGCACTGGTTCTACAGGTTCATTTATATCCGTAAGCGGAGGCTCACACGGCGATATTCTTTATCGTGGACCTTCATCATGGGTGCTTTTACCAGCAGGAACCAGCGGCCAATTTCTTAAAACAAACGGCAGTGGCGCAAATCCTGTATGGGCATCAATACTTTAATTAACAGTTTAACCAATCTCTTTCATTGATTGGATAGAGAACAGTTAGTTCTTCGCCTTCGTTAATTTCTCTAGCGGAGAAATAAATATCTGCATTTTCGTCATGAATTAAGTTTGGCGTTTCAGAATGATTGACGTAAAAACTCAAATCAATTTGATCCAAAAAACCATCAATAAAGAACCCGTCTTTGTCTGAGTGACAGATATATCGGATGTAATTTTTGATAGCGTCCGATACGTCAGATATTTCACTCCAGCAAATAAAATGGTTTTCTGCTCTTGGAGCGAAGATTGGATAGTCTTTGGGAATCTTAGAGAGCGCAAAAACTCCAACTCCTGCGCCATTAATCTTTGAAACGCCAAGCTTACATTGTGGCAGTTTGAGGTTCTGTATAATGGATTGGCGCATCGGAAAATTCAGTCATGTAGCTATAATCTGTAAACTTGTTTCTCTTGTTTTCAACTGAATAAATATTTAAGTCAATTTTATATCCTGGATTTTTATCTATTGGGTTGTAAACCCATGCGTCATCGTGCCAGATGATGCGGTTGTTAGGATAAGCGTAAAAGTTGCCATTATCCATTTTAAATAAGTGGGCGCATTTATGCTCTGGAGTTTCGCTGAAATTAGTGTCTAAAACGCTTTTATTTTCCCAACTCCAATCAAGAGTGAACAAGTATTCACCGCACTCTTTTGTGTTTGATGGAGTGATTAATTTGGCGCGTAAACCACGCAGTCTTTGACGCACCTGAACGTCAATATAGGGAGAGAAGCAGTCCCAATACATTGCTTGTTCAAGCGGCACAGGATCGCATTGTTTCCAGCAAAATGCTGTGATTGGTCGCCGTGTCCAATTCACGCCATTATTTAAATATGCCTCAAAAAGCGGCACACGCTTCTCAATAGAAGCAACAGAATGAACATCTGCTGGTGTATATTCGCCGTGACCTTTTTCGTGGTTAAATAAATATTCGTTTCGGATTAAACAAGTAATCGTTGGAATATTATGATTGAGATAGGCCATAATTATAGGTCAGACCAAGGACCAGAGGCAGAACTCAAGCCAACTCCAGTTCCAGTAGTTAGTTGAGTTACACGCATATTAAACTGCGTTCCAGTTACGGCCTCGGCGGTAATGTTGTCAACAAACCTCAAATATGGTCTAACTTTTGTTGCTCCAGTGATTGTAACAACACAATCAAATATGAAATTATTTAAATATCTTATATCTGAGACGCTTGATGTGTCAATTACTAAACTATCTACGTCAGTAGTTCCTGTTGCAAATACTGCTGAAACTGCATCAGTGCCAGTGATATTGAAACTTGATCCGTTTGCGTTACTACTATTTGTATAGTATCTTTTTTCAGCAAGACCAAAACGATGTGTAAAAGTAACTGCGCTACCAGTAATTCCAAGATTAATTGCACGATTAGTTGTGCCTTTAATTAATCTTGTATTATAGTAAATATGATAAGTGCCAGTATTTAAATAAATGCCTGTAGAACCAAGAAGCGTATTGACTGTACCGCTAGTACCGTTTCCAACAAAGAATGGTTGAGGAGCTACATAGGAATAAACTGGATTTAATGCTGTTCTGTTTGCGGCACCAGAAATTTCATTGGTGAAATAAAACAGCCCATTAGAACCATATTCAATTGCTCCACCAGAGGGAGAAGTTGTTAGATTACGATTTAATACCAAGGCTGGAGCAGAGGCGTTTCCGCTCGCACTAATTCCGCTTGTTATTGTTGCGCGACCTGTAAAATTTGCACTTCCACTAAATGAAGCGTCACCAATGACAGCAAAGTTTCCAGTGTTTCTTGTTTCGCCAATTAATAGTGTTGTGCCAGAATGGTTAAAATTACCAGTGTGTGTGATGTTGCCTTGAATGACATGTTGCACGCCGCTAATATTGCAACTACCAGTAATATTGGTAACACCACTAACTCCAAAATCAGAAATAACATTAAACTTTGCAGCAGTGCCAGAAAAGGTCAATGCTGAACTCGCAGCATCAATTGAAACATTGCCTTTAAAAAAGGAATCTCCAGTTTGGTTAAAAGCTCCAGTGTGATTCCAAGCTCCAGTTGAAACAAGAGTTCCTGAATGCCCCAAAGCCCCAAAAAAGTTTGAATTGCCTGATTGAGAAAGCGAGCCAGAAAATGTTTTATTTCCAGTAGCGAGAATCGTTCCATTAAAAATGGAATTTCCAGAAACATTTAAATCTCCACTGAAAGTATTTGTTCCAGCAGAATTGATATTTCCACTAAAATTGGCAGCATTTAAATTCGTTGTGCCAGAAAGCGTAACATTATTACCTGTAGAATTATTTAGAGTTGAAGCTGGAATTGTGGCATTTAAAGTGCCTAAAATAGTTAAATTTTGGAAAACACCAGTAGAACCAGAAACTCCACTAAACCAGCCAGTTTTAAATCTATTGGATGCGCTACCCAAATCTACAGCAGCATTACCTGTAGGAGTGATAGCTTGAACACCGTTGAGTTGTGTTGAGCCGTTTAAAACAGCGCCACTAGAAAATACGGCCTGATCAACAAAAGTTTTAACTCCACTAATTGTTTGATTGCCAGTTGTGCGAGCCAATCCTGTGCCACCTAAGACAAGACCAGAATAAGCTGCTGTAACAGCTTGATCAATTTGTTGAGCGGAATTTTGAAGAACGTAAGTTGCCATATTTTTCCTTTTACCTTTGGTATAATTACACTAATCCGAGAGAATCGCCCTTACGAACATCATCCCAAGAGGCTTGGCCCTTGTTCTTGACGCGACGACGATATTGGGAATAGCATACAGCGGCTCTTTGTTTTTGATCTTTATAGTCTTTGTTCATCATATCGTCTGCCATGCAGCGACTAACAAATTCTTGTTCTTTCTCTTTCTTGGATGGGGTTGGTAAAGGCATATAATTAAATTACACTTTCTACGAAAAATTCAGCTATGGGTTTTAGTTTTTTGTCAAAACTCGGTAGTTGATAAAAGGTATCATAGTTTTTACTAAATTTGATGGCGCAATTCAAAACCTTGTTCTTTTTGTAAGCTTTTAAAACATAAACTTCCTTTAAGTATTCTACCATGATTTTAAGCAAATTAAAGTATCCAGCAAAGTTTTTCATTTTTCTTAAATAACCTTCGTCAATTTTTTGCTTGGAAAACTCAACATATTTTTGAATCATTTGGTCTTCAAAGGCTTCTGAAAAGAAAAACTCATATCTAAGCGATAAAATATCCAAAAGAAGATCGCCTTTGTAGGCATTTTCCCAATTAATTGCGTGAACATAGTCACTCAAAATCAACATGGTTGATTGATTCAAATTGCCATGACAAAGCTGACCAGCAGATGAATCAATCAAAGATTTTTTGTTTTTAAGGATATTTTGAATATACAAAATCTCTTCCGAAAGAAGCTTTCTGAGTTTTGAATGGTTTTTGAGCCAATCAATTTCGGCATCTGGAACTTTAAAAATATCAAAGTTTAGATAGCCATCCAAGTAATCTGAAACTGATGGCAGTTCTTCAACTGCTTCAAACTCTGATAACTGTTTGAGAAAAAAGGGAACAGCATAGTCTTGTTCCACAATTGAAGCAATGCCAGCACTTGCAATGTTAGGCATTGGCAAAAATCCAGTAATAGAATACTCAACAGAGTTATCTATGCCATAAGCGATTGGATATGCCGATACCTTTTTGCGAATGTTTTTTTGTAAAATATCAAATTCCTTCTTTAGATTTGATGAACCCGCATCCAAAGAAAGCTTTATGCAAACTTCGCCAACGGCTGTTTTTACTAAAAAAATGTCATTATTAGTATTAGCGTCAATAAAATCTATTTTAATAACGCGACCAAGCTCCTTCTCATCGCAGAGTTTTTCTATTAAAACTTTTTCGTTCTCATATACTTCTTGTTGACGAGAAAAGACGTAAACTTTTTCTTGGAAAAGGTTTGTGACTCTTGGCATATCTATAATAAAAAGAAACCCGTCGAATTCGACGGGTTTCTAAGATGGTGCTAATCGGATTAGGCGATAACCTTCTTACCTTGACGGTAGCCAGCTAGACTGGTCTTGGCAAGAGTAAGGTTTTCGTCCCGATTGCGGTCATAAACACGAACATAGTTTGGTGTTTCTGATACAAAACGACCATTCACGGACTGACCTTGAGTGGTAGTTAGACCGAAAAAACGGCCACGGCTAGAACGCATTGCGCTGATAATTTTATTAATTCTTGTATTCATTGCACAGTTTATACGCATTCTTTATTCAAACATTACCGTAGAGTCAATAAATTTAGCATGAATTTCTGATTTAGAATCCTTTAGCATAAACTTAGCCAAGGGAATTTCAAAATACTGGCGATAGACTTTTTGAATTGAGCGAGCATTGTTGCCATTTTCCTCGATTTTCTTTAACAAGAAATCTTTGGTTTCTTCTGAAATCTCAATAGTTTTATTATTTTGCTTGAGCATTTCATTTGTTTTCTCGATCATGCGGTCAAAGATTTTGCAGAATTCGTTTTTAGAGATTTTGTTAAATACAATTACATCATCTAGTCGAGCCAAGAATTCTGGCCTAAAGAAGTTCTCAATTGATTTTTTATATTTCGAATCTTGACTGTCTTCTGCTGGAAGGAAACCCATTGATGGCTTGGCAACTTGTTCATGTCCTAGATTGCTGGTGAGAATGATGATAGAATTAGAGAAGTCTATTTTTCTACCCAAATTATCAGTCAAATAGCCATCATCCATGATTTGCAAGAACAAATTATTGATGTCTCTATGGGCCTTTTCAATTTCATCAAAAAGAATCACACTATTAGGGCGATTGCGCACGAATTCAGTTAAAACGCCGCCTTCCTCGCATTTTATATAACCAATTGCCGAACCAATTAATTTATTGATTGAACTAGACTCTTGGTATTCACTCATGTCAAGCTTTAGCAAGGCTTTTTCATTGCCAAAGAACTTTTCAGCCAAGAGTTTAGCTGTCCAAGTTTTGCCCACGCCAGTAGGCCCAACAAATAAAAACTTACCCATTGGTTTGTTTTTGGGCTTTAGTCCAGCCTTTGAGCAGATAAGAATATTGGCAATTTTCTCCAAACCTTCATCTTGACCATAAACATCGTTTTTCAAAATCTCTAAAATGTTTTCGTTTTGTAGATTATTCGCGAAAATAATTTTATTTTTACTGATACTTAGCTTTTCAGCAAAAACATCAATCAGATTCTCTGTTGAGATTGGTACAAACTTGCGTCCTTTTTCGGCCCATTCTACAAGCTTTAGCCCAAATTCTTCAATCATCTTCTCGCACTCGCCAGAATGCTTTGGGTCATTAATCTTTTCAAGGTTCTTTTTAATTTTAGTTTCAAGATTTTTAATCTTCTTTGGAATGACAAAATTGGATATTTTAACTTTAGAACCAAGTAAATCAATAATGTCAAAAGCCTTGTCGGGAAATTTGCGGTATGGGATATACTTTTCGCACAAGAAGATTATATCTTCAATGATTTGTTCGGAGTAAGTGACTCCATGAAACTGCTCAAATTGAGCTTTAGAAGACATTAATATCTTTTTTGTTTGCTCGTTATTTGGCTCTTCGATTGTAATAGCTTCAAATCTGCGTTTTAAAGCACCATCCTTCTCAAACAGCTTCTTGTATTCAGCATGGGTTGTAGCGCCAATACAAGTGATTTCTCCGCGAGCTAGGGCAGGTTTCAGCATGTTTGCCACATCAAGAGCGCCTTCGCCGTTTCCAGCGCCAATCATGGTGTGAATCTCATCAATAAAAACAATATAGTTATTATTCTTTTTGAGTTCATCGAGCAAGCCTTGGAATCGCTGTTCAAATTGACCGCGATATTTTGTACCTGCAATCATGGATGCCATGTTCAAAGACACAACAATTTTATTTTTAAGCAATGCGGTTGTTTCGTCCACCATGATTTTATAAGCTAGTCCTTCAACAATAGCTGTTTTGCCAACGCCAGGATCTCCAATCAAAATAATGTTGTTCTTTGTTTTACGAAGAATAGTTTCAGCAAGAGTGGCGATTTCAGTTTCTCTCCCATATACATTGTTCAACTTATTCTGCAAAGCAAGTTCAGTTAGGTTGGTGCAATACTTTTTAATGTAGGTTTGCTTTTCCACATTCTCTTCTTCAATCTCTGGAACTTTTTCTGGTTTCTTTTTAACAGAATTTGGGTCCAAATGGCTAATAAGAAGTTCAGCAAAGTCATCTATGGGAAACTTGCTATGCTCTAGAAATCCCCTCACAGTTGGGGATGTCATAATTAAAGCATATAAAACATGCTCAACGCCAACATATTCTTGATTTAATTGGGCGCTTGTCTCGTTCGCAAATTTAAGAATTTCCTCAATTTCGTTGTGCCAAGCCTTTTGATTAGTTTTCTTTTTAAAAAAAGCTGGATGATTCTCTTCAACAAACGGAATAATTTTATCAGCCAAATTGTACTGATTTACCATGAATGGTCTGAAAACCGTGCGAAACAATGGATAATCAAGCTCAACAATCGTTTTAAACACATGGGCGCAGTTAATTCTTTCATGCCCCAAAGACCTTGCTAGTTCCTGAGCTTGTTCCAGAGCTTTTTTGACTCGCGGAGTCAAGTTGAAGTTTTTCATCCTCATGTTTTTACACTATTTGATTTCTGATAGTTTCATATAAATTTTCTCGTCCAAAATGGCAAGTTTATCTACGAATAAAATGTCTTCGCCCTTCTTGCCAGTAACAATTATGATGTTTTCTTCTTTGGGTAATTTATTGCCATTTTCGAGATATTCGGTGAGCCGCGCTTTTTGATTAGTATCGAGCAGCATTGCTTTGATTTTGCCGCTTTCGTCAGCGATTTCGAGTTTTGCGTATTTGTTTCCATTTGCACTTTTTTTGCGATAGCAGTCTTTGACAACGCCAACCATACGCACATTCTCGTTCATGTCAAGCGAGTTGAATGTCATGCAGTTAACATATCTCTCTGAACTTTGCTCTGAAAAAATATTTTTAATAATTTGTGAATAAGAATATCCAAGCAGTTTGGTTTCAAAATACCAGTTTGCGAATTTGGGATATTTTGAGTTCTTATCGTAGATTTCTCGATACCCTGCATATTTTTGTTTGAATGTTTGGAATCTCTTGTCACTCATGATGACTTTGTTATCGTCACCAACTTGTTTGTTTTTAACGCAATCGTGAACGGTTTTTAGAATATCGTAGTTGTATTTTTCGCCCAAAGAGCAGAAAAGTCGCTTTTCCCTATCTGTGAGAATATTGAACGATTGAGCTTCAAGAACCATGCGGCAACGATCTTCTGAAAAGCTATTTAAGGCTCCAGCTTGAATAAGGGCGGAAAGAGCACCAATATTCAATCCCACTTGCTTTGCCACTGTAAAAACATCATATTTGTTCTTGAGTTCAGCATTGCAAAACTCCATCAAAGCTGACATGGTATTGTCAGAAATGCCCTTGATACTGTTCAGCCCGTATCGAATATCTTTTTTCTCAATAGTGAAATCAGCCTTGGATTTTGTAAGGTCTGGAGCTAGAAGCTTCATATCAAAATATGGAAGCTCTTGAGTGATCTTGTTGATTTCTGCATAGGAGTCTGGCTCAAACTGAGTCATTTTCAGCAAGCTCAAAAAGAAATTTTGAGGATGTTTGAATTTGAGATATAGTGTCCAAGCAGCAAGAATAGCATAAGAGATGGAGTGAGATTTATTAAACGAATAGTTTGCCGAGTCTTCTGCGACCTTCCATAACACTTCTCCAATAACAGGGTCGAGATTGTTTTGCTGAATTTTCTCCTTGATCTTGTCTTGCCAAGAAGACATTTGATCAACCTTCTTCTTACCCACGATTCTTCTAAGCTGTTCAGATTCATCCAAGGTGAAACCAACCTTTACAGCCATTCGCATCAACTGTTCTTGATACAATGGAATACCGCCAGTGTATTGCAGAATATCATCAAAGAAAGGATGAACGCTTTGGAAGTCGCCAGTATTAACATATTGCGCATATCGGTCTAAGAAGTCCAAGGCTCCAGGGCGTGCAATAGCCACCACAGCAGAAAGCTCTTCAAGGCTCTTTGGTCGAACCTTTTGTGCAACTTTAAAGTTTGTATCAGCTTCGATTTGAAAGAGTCCCTGCGGAGTTTGCAGGTTTTGAAGATGATCATAGATTTCCCTGCTTTGCAAATCCAAGGTTGTAATGTCAAAACCAATCTGCTTACAAACATCATGAATCACTGAAAGTGTTCGCAAGCCAAGAATATCAAACTTCACACACAAACTTGCAACATCATTCATGTCATAACCAGAAACCAAGTCGCCATCGCCAGTTGTTTGCAGTGGCATAATCTCTTCCAAGTTGTAATGGCTGATTGCAATGCCAGATGGGTGAACTCCTGTATTCTTAATCAAGCCTTCCAGCTTCAAAGCAATTTCAAAGATTTTTTTATTATCAGATGCCCACTCTTTGAACTTATCACTTTCTTCACAAGCGTTCTTGAGAGAAGCTACTTTGCCAAACTTCTTTGGAATCAAGTCGCTGATTTCATTAACTGCTGATTCTGGCAGTTCTCCAACAAGCTTTCCACATTCTTTCACGCAAAGCTTGCTGCTCAAAGTATTGAGCGTAAGAATTTTACATGTTTTGCCAGAGTATTTCTCTTCAATAAATTTGATCACTTCTTGGCGGCGTTCATAAGCAATGTCATTGTCAACGTCTGCCAAGAGAGAACCGTCCAAATAAGTTTCTCCGTTAACCACAATCTTCTTGGCGCGGCTCTTGGAAACAAATCGCTCAAAATACAACTCATACTGAATCGGGTCAACCTTCGTGACTCCAATCAAATATAACACTAGAGAACCTGCTGCTGAACCACGGCCAGGACCAGTTGGAATTCCATTCTCATGACAAAATTTCAAGATGTCCCAATTCAACAAAACATAGTCAATAAACCCAAGCTCTTCAAACAAACTCAGTTCTGTTTTGACGCGCTCATAATACACTTGTGAGTTGTCTTTTTTGTCAATACCTTTTTCCAAGACTCCTTTATGACAAAGCTTGCGAAGAAATTGATAATTTGATGATGTGTTTGGAATACCCAAAGCATCATAATACTTTTGCTCGATAATGATTTGAGGAAGCTTAACTCCAGGGAGTGTTGGTTGCTCGTATTTTTGAAAGTTTTCGATCATTTTAGGTTTAAAAGTGTAAATACAATGCTATGTATGATATAAATGAAAAAATGGCTTATTTCTTTGGTTTCTTTTGGGGTGATGGAGGCATGAAATCTAATAATAAACCTACGATTCCAAAAATATGCATTGTAAAGGAAGATGCAGAAAATTTATACGAGACGTTTAAAGAGTGCTTTGAATTTTCTTATTCAGAATACGCCCAGCCTAATAGAAAACTTCGTTCAATTTTTTATTTTAAAAATAAGGGTTTAAAAACGTTTCTTTTAGAAATGGATGGTTTGAATAAATCTTATCTAGCTCCAACAAAAATTTTAAAAGCCATACCCATTCATTTGCATAAATATTTTTGGCGCGGATACGTTGATGCTGATGGTTGTTTTTATAAGAATAAGGATAAAAAGGGCGGCAAGTTTTCTTTTTCATCATCTATAAACCAAGATTGGTGTGAAGTCAAAAACTTATTTATTTCTTTGGAAATTGACAATTTTTCAATTTTTAAAAAGCAAACAGATAATGGCAATAGTTCCACTTTCGAAGTAAAATATGGCCCTGATATTAAAAAATTTGGCAATTTTATTTATGGAAATGAATTTGATGGAATAGGTTTGAAAAGAAAATTTGATAAGTTTATAGAAATTTCTAACTCTTTAGAAAAACTAACTTCAAATAAAAAGGGTATTTCTTTCCATAAAGGAATTAAAAAATGGAGAGCTTATGTAAAGCGTCAATTTTTAGGATGGTGGAATACAGAAGAAGAGGCTTATTCAGCTAGAATTAAATTTCTATCTCAAAAATCTGCTTCTGAAAAATAGCGAATGTCATCTCAATGTCCACTAATGCGTTATGAAGCTTGCTTGGATCATGGTCAATGTTGTAATGCTTGAGCAAGTGAGCTTGACTTGTTTTGATTCCTTTTTCACGATGGTTTAGCCAACGATACTGCCAGCAAATCAAGTCATCAGGGTCAACAGACTTGCACTCTTTAGCGATTGCCATTGCCATTGCTTTTGTATCAAGCACGCGATTCACATAATTGAAGTTGGAATCTAAACCCATTGCTCTCTGCCATGAATTGAGCATATAAACATCAAAGCCAAGAATATTTTGGCCAATGATTTTTGTTTTACTATCTTCAAGATGATTATCTAAAAGTGGACAGAACTCATCCCAAACTTCTCTAGGGCTTTTGGCGAGAGAACGATATTTGCCATAGTCAAATCCAGTAATCTTAGCGGCACCTTCGCTCATTTTCAAATCTGGCCAATAAATGTATCTCTCTTGACGAGAAACGATTTTTTTGCCAACAGCTTCAATCCACGCAATCTGCCAAGGTCTTGAATGTAAAAGATTCAATCCTTCCGTCTCAGTATCCAAGACGATATATTTTTGATTGAAATTAAATCTCAGTAAATTATCTTTCATTTTTAAAAGCCTCCCAAGAGAATGAATCGCTGCCACAGTGTTCTAAGTTTGGGCTAGAGAGCGATTGCTCTTTGCCAAAAGAACGATTGCATAAACACTTGTATGTTTGCCAAGCTTCAAAGTCTTTACGATTTTTGTAATAGATGGATTTTGTTTGCTGAATTTCTTCACCCTGCGCCGAAGCCCATTTTTCCACCTTGAGTTTTAAGATGTGATCAAAAGGCAAACTATTGTTTTCGACAAAGTAGGTTGCTTTTGTAAAGTTAAAGTTTGGCAAGCACTGTTTACCTCTAAAATTATTATTATAGATGAAAGAGTCGTAAAATGGAATGCACAGCATCAAATCGTTCGACCAATTGTTTTGTAAAAATACAGAGTCAACGAAGCCACCATTCTTGTTTGCTAGAGAAAAAATACGAATAAGGTTTTTGACACCATTATCATTTTTAGCGAATAAGACGATCTTGTGCTCGGATGATTTTTTGTCCTCTTCTGAGACTGAATTACAACATGAAATTCTCAAACCAAAGATTAGTTGAATATCGTGCTCTTTACATTTCTGATAAGCGTCCAAAAAACCAATCATTGAATCCTCAACCAAGAAGACTGATTTTAGTTTATTTTCTTGAGCAATCGAAATGATGCTGTCAGAACCGCCTTCTTTGGTTTCTTTTGGATGATCTAGTGTGAGTATTGATTTGCCAATACTATATGTGCTCTTGAAGAGAGGAATCATGCTTTAATCTAGCATGATACGTTCTACCTGTCAATTCCTTTATTGAAAGCAGGACAACCAGCATAGTGCATTATCTGGTATAAAAACTTGTCTTCTGGATATTTTTTAAGGTAATCATCAAACTCATCTAAGAAGCAAGACGTAATCATTGTGCCTTTCATGTCGCTGATTTTGTAATAATAAAAATCAAACTTGTATGGACAATGATATTTGGGATTGCCGTCTTTTTTTAATTCACCCTTTTTAGAAGCGAAACCACATTGAAGCGGCCCACTGAATGAGTTATCTTTTGGATAGTCTTGACGCGCTGCCAAATTTGAAAAGGCAGTTTGAATATTAAAATTATCCAAGTATTTTTGGATTTCGGTGAGTTCAGATTGAAACCCATCTAGCTCTTCTTCTGTTAAAGCTGGCATTCTTACAACACCTTTTTCTGTTGGCAAAAACTTTAAAAACAAGAATTCAGAGCGGCGATTTTTATAATCTGGAAACTGCTTTTTAACAGCTAGTGAATACATCAAGTCTTGCAAGTTGTTTTCGAGGTCTTTGCCCTTGAAAACTTCTTTGCTGCTTTTGAAGTCGCGAATAATAGCCAAGCCCTGCTTCTTGTATAAGAAAAGCTTGTCAATGAAGCCTTTGATTTTATAATCAAACTTGCCTTCTTTAACATCAATTTCAAAGTCTTGTTCGCTTAATGCTTCGGATGGTTTGCCACATTCTGTTCCAAAAAAGTCATATTGTAAACCTGCAAGCGTCATGTCGCAGATTTGTTTAATGTTTTCTTCGTCATTAATGCCTTCTTTTTTGGCATGTTTGCGAATCAATCTTTCAATAGCTTTACTAGCAAAAACATTTCTCTTTTTAATAATAATGGAAAAATGCTTCTTGTGGCGATTTTCGCCCAAGCATTCGAAAACCAAATGGCATACAGAGCCGCGCTTTGCTCCACTATTGCTTCGATCAGGAAGTTTCAAGTGATATGAACACCAATACTTCCAACTGCACGATTGAGCAGTTTTGATGCGACTTGCCGATAGTGATGTTCGATTTTTAGATTCCAAAGTTTAGTTGATAGTAAAATTTATTCGATTTCAGACCATGCTGCAAAAGTTTCAAACCAATCCTCTACGAATCTTTTCTCATCGCCAAAGATGGTTTTCATATTTTTCATGAACGCTTCTTTATTATTTAGAATCATTCCACAAAACTCTTCGACAGAGATTTCTTTTGGAAAAAAGAATGCCGTTGTTTCTTGTCTAATTGGCTGGCCAAATAAAGTTCTATTTTTAGGTTCGCTCATTTATTTTAAATTCCAAAGTTTTCTAGTTTTTTAAAAAATTTCTGTAGTTTTTTATCTTGGAAAGCATTACGATTAGCAGAGCAGTAATCTTTGTAATCATTTAATTTAGCTTCTTGAGAAGCGCTTGGTTGTTCATACCAATCTTTAAATGGCATTTCTTTCTGCCTCATCTCGCCAAAATCATTTGCCCAAGGTAGTTGCACTGATAGTTGCTCAAAGTCAAAAAATTGACTGAGTTTCATGTAGTTTTTCATTGCAGCAATCTTGCCATGATTCTTTTGCTTCTCATTGTCGTTATTTGTGGCGATAATGATCTTGCGAAGGTCTTTGGAGCAAAGATAGTTCAGCAGTGCTGGAGAGCAGTCCAATCCAAAAGTAACGAGGTTATGAGCGTAGCCTTCTTCTGTCAAGGCCAAGCTATCTCCAATGCTTTCTACTAAGATGACTTCCTTTTTCTCATCAATAAGAGAATCAACTGTTTGCTCTCTTGGAACAAATGCTGGATAAACCCATCGAGTTTTTGTGCCAACATGCTTCCACTTTGGAGCTTCGTTATTATCGTTGATTTTTCTGCCGCTAAAACCAAAAATCTCACCATCAGAGTTATAAACTGGAAAAACAATTCTTTGATACATTTGGCCATTACCAGCCAAACCGCACTGATAGAGTTTTTGCGTTTCTTCACTGATTCCACGCTTCTTATAAAAGGAAAAGTTTGGGAACAGCCTGTTTAAGCATTCTTTGGGGTAAATTTTATCCATTTCTATTTTTTCTTTCGCGATATAGTGGGCCTGAATCTCTTGATTAGTTGAGACATATTCTTTGATGATTTTGGGGTCTTTTGTTTGTAGCGTTAGTTCAACCAGCTTAACAAGCGGCATGGAAGAATGACCCTGCACATAGTCTTGCCATACTCCACTATTCTTATACACTTTAATCGCTGTGGGATTATCGCCGCCACGATACAAAGCTTTGGTTCTCCAATGATTGCCAAAATCCTTTAGAGTATAGCCAAGCTTTTCGAGCGAGTTTTTTATTTCATCAGAGTTCATCAAAGTCGGGAGCGGTGTTTCTGCCATTCTCTTCTGCGCCTTCTCCAATATCATTGAATTCAACAACATCGCGAAGATCACCTCTTTCAGTGATGCAGAAGTTTTTAAATTCCAAATTAATAAAGTTCTTGCGAAGAGTGTCTCCAACGCGCACTGGTTCAACTGCACCAGCAATATCTTTGCCCAAGTGTCGAGCTTTCACGTTAATCAATTTATGAGTGCCAAATCTAACGCCTTCATTTAGAACTTCATCCGTTGTCTTATTTCGCAAGATGAACATGTGAGAGCAGAATTGAGTGATTCGGTCAGATAAAGAAACAATGCTTTCATCGTCAATGACATTTTGTGAATTGCGATTATTGGTAATGCCAGAGCGATTGGATTGAACAGAAGTAATCATGGGAATTATGGGCAATCCATCATGCAAGATTTCTTTCTGCACGCAGCGCTTAAATTTATCAACCATCTCTCCAACCATTTGCCACTCTGTTTTGTTTGCGCCACCATTATCAGATGTTGTTTTGATGTAGTCGAAGCTAAAAATCATTCGATTGCCACGCCCAACCTTGGAGTAGTAAAAACGCTTTAGCGTGTTGATCATGGAATCAACATCCAATCCCCCAACATTATAATAATAAAATTGCATCTTCTTGACCTTTGCCCAAACAGACCGAACCTTATCAACTGTTTCTTTGCCTGCTCGCAGCCATTGACCACTTTCAATCAAATGCATTGGAACTCCACTAAGAGCAGAACACTGGCGCATAATGAGTTCTTCCTTGCTCATTTCTCCATTATCAAAATGAAGAACAGGAACATTATATTTCAAACTCACCTTGGTTGAGTAATCCATAGTAAACTGAGTCTTGCCGACACCAGATCGAGCAACAATGACGGTGATATTTCCTGGTCTAAGCAATGAACCATAGATGCTATTAATTTTTTCATGTGGTCCCATCATGCCGAACTCGCTAACAGGATTTGCGCCACGATCTTCAATCATTACCTCCATTTCATCATAGATGTTTTCTGGAGAATCGTTACCAACTTCATACTGATTGATGCGGCTGTTGTATTCTTTATCAGCTACAGAAATGATTTCTGAATAGGAGCTTTCTGCTGGCAAGCTTTTCATCTTCTTCGCAATGTTTTGCGAAGACTCGTAGATTTCTCGGCGGATAGTGTACTTCTTGAGTTCTTTGGCTGTTTTAATGAGACTGCCATCAGCAACCTTTCTCATGCCAAGACTCTTCACATATTCTGCCACATTCACTACATCATCGAATGTGATACCAAGATTCTGAACTCGCTGTGCGATGATTACATCGTCAATTTCTTCATGCGCTTCTAGTGCCTGACGAACAATTGTGAAGATCGTTTTATTTAAACTGTTGTCTTCACTATAGAAATCTTTTTCATTTATGAATGCAGAGATTTCAAAATAGTTCTCTGGCTTTTTAATGAGAGCCGCCAGCAATTGTTTTTCAAGTTCATAAGAGTATATCATGCTACTCTTACGATACTCAGCAATCAATCTTCGTCAACATCATCTTCATCATTTCTTCCCATTTCTCCAAGATTGTATGCGGTTTCAGCATCGTCTGAATTTTGAAGATATTTTTCCAAAGCTTTTCTCATGCCAAATTCAACCACTTGAGAATCATATTTACAGTAGATGACTGGAGTTCCATCTTCTGAAACATAAGCTAATAGCACACCCTTATACTTGTCCGCATTGCCGCTTAACTCATAAATTTGTTCGATAAAGTTTGAAGGCATTTCAAACTGAGGAATTTCCTTGATTTTATTCTTCGGCATACCTTATATTACAGATAAATTTCGTACGATTCAAAAAAATCTTTATTCAATTCCGAAACGCTATAAATTTCCACAAGCTTAATGCCGTTTATTTCGCAAAACTCAAGCTTTTTATTGTCTCTTTTTAATTGCTGCAAGAATTTATTTCTGCTGCCATGAAAGAAAGGAACAAATTTTGTGTGTTGCTGTCCTTGGACCTCGATTGCTATTTTTTTGTTGGCATTGTAAAAATCAAAAGTCATTCTTGTGTCAATGACTCTCAGTTCTTCAAATACAATGTCTTCACTCCAGTAAAGCTTCAAGAATCTTTTAACTTCGTCTTGAAATTTGCTACGAGTTTTTTTGCGCCAATTGATTAAATATTTTGACGCATTCTTGAGATATTTTTCTTTTCCGTATAGAGTTTTAAACCTCATTGGAAATCATTTTGCGAAAATATTCAATTAAAAACTTCAATAAAGCTGCATCATCCTCAACAGTTTTAAACAAGGAAGCCTCGCCTTGAATCTTAGCTGGAAACTCAAGAGAATTTTCAGCTAATAATTGCAGGAAGTCTTCGCTTGGAGAAAACCAAGCTCCGCTCTTATTAACAAGTTCCCAAGCAAGCAGTAGGTCAACAATCTCCTTTTCAATCCAGATGGATTTGCCACCTGTGCGACCATATCGAATAGGATATGGAATAGTGAGATTGGTTTTCTCGTTTGGAGACTTTTTGACTGTGACTTTGGCCCAATGTCCAATTGGCGGATTTTTTTCCAAGTCAATGCTTTTTTCGCTAGGATTTTTAAGAATAAGATCGCCTTTAAAGCGGGGTTCGAACTCAAGAATCCAGTTGGCAAAGTGTAGCAAGGCATTGCCTCCTGTAGCAGAGGTTTGGCGAATTGGTGCTTTTGAATATGGGTCAAGCTTGATGTCTGCTCGAACTTGAGAGATAAAGATTGCCATGTGACCGCGCTTTGCAAGCGCAATCGAAAGTTTCTTCATGAATGTCGCAGCAATCACTGCGCCACCCGCAACCTTTGAACTTTCCTCAAAGGATTTGTCCATATCATTCTTGGCAATAAGGCCATCAACCGCATCCAAGAGGAAACAGAATTTGATCTTCTCTTCGTTCTTGGAAACTAATTGTCTCATAGCATCAACAACAGTTTCATAGATGTTGCTCTCAAAAACAAAGCAAGTTCCAGCCACCCAATCTTCTGCTGAAAATACAAACTTGATGCCAGAACGCTTTTGCATTTCTGGAGAAAGGCGACCTTCTGCCTTGATGTAAAAGCCTTTGCTATTTGGAATATCAAGCAGGAAATTCTTCATCACTTCAAGAGCTTCGCTAGTTTTGCCACCCTCATTCATACCCACGAACCTGTGCAGTCCTGGACCAAAGCCGCCACCAAGTTGCAAGTCAAGCTGGAGTGAACCACTCGATACTTTATAATCTACTGTTTCTTCAAAGTTGTAGTGATCTTCCGCATTTTGTTTCAGGAAAGATTCAAGCACTTCGCTTGAAGTAATCTTCTTTTCTTCTGTGTCTTTAGTCTTTTTCATTTAAAAAGTCTCTAATGGTTCTAGGTTTACGTTCAATTAAAACTGGTTGATGCAATGGGTCATCTTTCAAGATGATTTGCGGTTCTCTACTTATACGAGATTCGCTGCTATAAATTTTGAATCTTTTATCCAAGTCTTGAAGGATTTTTGGCGCAAACAAAATAGCTAAACTATCTCCTTTAAAGGAGAAGCTGGTATCTCTTAAAAATTCTAAGCTATATCTTTCAACCAAACGAGCCAATAAAACATATTCTCTTTGCCAAAATTCTCGCTTTGATTTAGCGGGAATCTCGACAAATTTGGAGACTATAAGTTTTTTATTTGGTTTTTTCTGCGGCACAATTATATTCAGATATTTGCTTTACAGAATATCCATGATACTCAAACTTTTGCAAGAGAAAATGATGCATGATACCAGGATTAAATGTGTCTTGACCATGATAAAATTCATATTCAATATATGGAATAGTAAAATATTCATCTTTCATGTGCATTAGTGTTTTAACATCTAAACCTTCAATATCAATATATAAACGGTCTAGCGGTGGTAAATTTTTTAAAAAGTCATTAATATCAATACATTCGGCGTCAATAAAATTCACATTGGGATGATGATGTTTCAATACATGATCTTTATTTAAAGATGCATGTGCAGATTCTTCATCGCCCTCTGGAAAGTAAAATCTACAAGTTGTATTTTCCAAACCGATTGCTTTGTTAAATACTTTTAAGTTATTAACAAAACTATAAACTTTTTGAGCCTTTTCGCAGCATTTGGGCAGAGCATCAACAACAAAAAAATTCTCAATAACATTTTGGTTATCTTTGACGAAATCAAAAACATGATCGTCACAATTATTACATCCTATTTGAAGAATATTCATAAAATTAATTAATGTAAGGCCAACCTGAGTCTCGCGCAACCATTTTCTCAACAAGTTGCGAGAAAGATGTGTTTGGAATCCAGCCAAGCTCTTCTCTTGCTGGTGTCGAATCACCCCAAAGAAGATCAACTTCTGCTGGACGATAGAAAGCTGGATTAATTACTACAAGCTTTTGTTTCGTGTTTTTGTCAATAAAAACTTCATCTAAACCGTTGCCAATCCACTCACCTTCAATAGAAGCAGCTTCGAAGGCTAGTTCAATAAATTCTCTTACTGAGTGAGTTTCATTAGCAGAGAGAACATAGTCTTTTGGCTTTTCTTGATTAAGCATCAGCCAAACACCGCGCACAAAATCTTGAGCATCGCTCCAATCTCTTTTGGCGTCAACATTGCCAAGCTCCATTGGCAAGAAAGATTCGTCACTTTTTTTGGCGTTATAGATTCTTGCTACATTTTTAGTGATTTTTCGCGTTACGAACTCTTCTCCGCGACGAACGCCTTCGTGATTAAATAAGATTCCTTGAACAGCATAAATGCCATAAGACTCTCGGTAAACCTTTACCAAATGATGCGCAGCGCACTTAGAAGCGCCGTATGGCGATCTTGGACGAAATGGATGGTTGATGTCTTGTGGAGAATATGCAACATCTCCGAACTGTTCGCTGCTGCCAGCATTATAGAATCTAGTTTCTGGAGAAAGGTTTCTAATAGCTTCAAGACAATGAAGCACTCCCATGCAGTTTGTTTGCATGTGATTAATTGGCATCTTCCAACTATTGCCAACAAAAGAGTTTGCAGCGAAGTTGATGAAGTAATCTGGCTTGATTTCTCTAATTGCTTGATTAATGCTTTCCGCATCAGTAAGGTCCAACTCTAACAATTTAAATCTTTCGTGGTTCTTGATATTTTCAATGTTTTGATGATTTGGAACACTCAAGCGTCTATGCGCCCCGTAAACAAAGTTGTTTGGGTCTTTTAGCAGATGGTCTGCCATCAGCGAGCCATCTTGACCAGTAATACCAGTTATAATAATTGTTTTCATGATTTAAGTTCTGTAGTTTGTATATCGGGGAAAAATTTATTTTGTAAAGCCACTTTGCAATAATACCTTTTCATATTTAAATCGTCCACTTCTTTTGCGGAAATCTTTCCATAACGAGCTTCTTCTACAGCTTCAAAAGTTTTAAAATTAGCGTCAATTAAATTTTTAAATTCTTGAGAACGCACAATTTTAATATGTTGGTCTTCTGGTATTTGATTCAGGATATGTTCATTACATAAAGTTCTTGCGGTAAGGGTTTTTTCATTATTGAATATTTTGTGTTTAACCGCAAGGATGGCTAAATAATCATAAGCGTACCCCTCATCTACTAAAATTGTGATCATAATTGATAATATGTAATTGATGGATGATTGTAATTCCACTCATCTGCATTGAATAGTGGATGATTTTGTGGCTGAATAACTTGACAATGAGCGCCAACAGAAATAGCCAAGTGCATATCTCCAGTATTGCATCCAACATAAAGGCCCACTTTTCTCAATAAGCAAATATATTTACTCAGTTCCAAGTCTGTTAAAATATTTTCATATTTAATAGAAACTGGATTACTAGAGCTTTGACAAATAATTGGAGTTAAGCCATCAGAAATTAATTTATCAAATAACTGCTCATAACTATCAACCTTTAAGCTTCTTACTTCATGCCACTGTTTTGCACAATGCGGCACAAAAATTACTGGATTAATCTTATTGATAAGATAATTTGCAGTCCAAATTTCTGATTCTTGATTTGAATGTAAAACTAAAGGTCTATTATCTAATAATTCTGCATGTTGAAAAAAATTTCTTAGTTTTCGTGTAGCATAGTGACCCCCACCAAGATCGGGCAAATATTGATTAACGTCTTCTATTATAACATCAGCGATGCCATCAAATAAAATAGAAAACCTTTTTATTTTAGCAGGCAATGAAACAATTGGTTTTTTATTATTTGCAAGCAAGTGCTTACAAATACAAGTAAGTATTAACGTATCACCTAACCCCTCGGATGGACAAGATAATTTAATTAAATTATCCATGTTATAATTTTAATTTATGTTTAAGATAAGGGTATTCAAAGTCTTCGTGTTTCATGTGAATCTTGTGAGCGGGGTCTTGCCCACCGCCTTCAACATACCAATGTTCGTGCCAGAACTCATGGTTTCTCTTTAGTCGAGAGTCTAAATCTACATAACCAAAATGAACAACAAATGGTGAAACACCAAGCTCCAAGCGTTGTAGATCAGTTGTGGTTGCCATTGTTGAAACAAATTCTCCATCAGCATTAACCAAGTCACAACCATCGCTCATTTTAGTATTAATTGTGCCGTCTTGTTTTCTGGCCGCTTTACTTGGCGCACGATAAGCTTGTCCTTTATTGAAATATTGCTTGTTAGTAATTGAAGAATAGTGATTCCAATCTTTATAAAGATTCACAGATGCAACTGCTGCACACTGAACTGGACTAAGAGCAATTTGCATGGCTAAAATTTCCCACAGTGGTTTTTGCCACAATGGAATGTACTCATCGAGATCGAGTTGAATCTTAAAATCTTGCGTGCAAGCTTGAAGGGCGGCATTTTTAATCTTGCCATCAAGCCAAGGGTCTTGATATGAAAAATCGGTTTCTATAATTTTCCAGTTAGAAAAGTCTTTTAAAGTTTCTGAGATTGCTTCCTTTGTATTATCTACGGAAGTATTAACTGCGATGATTACTTCATCTGCAAATTTGCATGAATTTTGAACGCTGTTTTCCCAACCAACAAAGCCATGCTTGATGAGGTTAAATGCTGAATGATAAATGCTAAACATGTTTTTTGTAAATGTAATAAATTGCCACCATGACTGTTGCAGAAACTAGGCCACAAAAATAATTTACTATCCACCAAAAATCCCATCCAACACGCAAAAGGGTATATCCCATTGCTGAGACATACCCAATTATTGAAAGAATAAACATGCCAACGCTAACGTCTTGCACATTTTTTGTCCTCAAACTTTTGGAGATTTGAGGAATGTAGCAGACTGAGAAGCAGAACGTATAAATAACACCTAGAATCTGTTCGATCACTAGGATAATACGAAACAATAAAGAATTTTCTAATTAAATTCCCACTTCCTCTTCAATGTAATAAACATTGTCTAATAGAGGATTAAGAGCTAAAACTTCTTCTTGAGAAGGAAAGTCTTCTTCATTCAAAATAGCATCAGACATTCTGATTTCTCTTTCGGCCTGTTTGATATAAAAGGCTTCGATTGGGTCTTCACTGCTAGTGATTTCAGTAACAGTCTTGCCCTTCTCCCAAGTTCTACAAGCCCAATATCTAGCTTTCCATTTAGGACCAGGGTTGCTGTCGCATTGATGTCTTGCGCGGAAATTCTTGCGGCGTTCAGGGTCATCGCGTTTGATTTCCATGTTAGGGTCGCCAAATTTAACCATCACAGTGTTGCCTTTGTCGTTTTTAACATAAACGCCAAATTTCTTATTAGAGCCAGAAGGAAGTCTGAAAGGCTTATTAAGAGTTTTCTTTTCTGCTTCGGTATAGTCAATGTCTTCATTGAAGATGTCCATTTCTTCGAATAAAACACCAGCTTCGATTAGATTAATATGAGCTAATTGAAGCTCAAGGTCTTCAAAATCATAATAGTCGTGATTATGATCAAAAGCTTCGGAACCTTTGGCAATGTCGCCATCAGCAGCTTTATATGCATCTTTGACTTTTTCGCCACGCATCATTTTCAAGAAAGTATTGACGCGAGCCATTGCCCACTGCTGACGACTCTTGCCTGGACGATGAGTGGAACTAAAAGCACCCAAGCCACGGCGATAAACTTTCTTTAATTGAGAAAGAGAAACTTTACGGCTGTGCTTGGAGTTATGATCTTCAACTTTCTTTTTTAGAGACTCAGTGATTTTATCATTGAAAGTGATTTCGGCCTTAACAACTTCTTTTTTATCATCTTTCTCAAGATTTTTCTCAGCGCGTTCTTTAGCATCTGGAGTAGTGCCAGCAGAGCCTGGCTCATTCATTTTTGAACCCTTTTTACGCTCATCTGGCTTCGCAGGAGTTTGTGCGGAGCTTTTTGGTCCAGGGCGGTTCTTGGCCTCTAAAATCTGTTGAGAAAAATCTACTTCCATGTTTACTTTTTACACTTAAAAAATTATTTTTATCAACAATTAGTTAAGCTTCGCAAGACTTACACTCATTAAGGGAGCGAGCCAATAATTGACTTGGATTGCTTGATTTTTGGTAGTAAAAGCCTTTGATGCCTTGCTGCCAGCCAAAGATCATTAGTTTACTTACTTCTCCAACGGTTGTTGCTGGAGGAATCATAAGATTGAGGCTCTGACCTTGATCAATGAACTTTTGGCGTTGAGCAGCTTGGATAACAATTTCCTTTTGGGAGATTTCTCCAAAGGTCTTGAACACATCCTTTTCGTGATCTGTCAAGAAATCAAGATGCTGAACTGAGCCGCCATTTTCCAGAATGCTCTTCCAAACTTCTTGGTCGTCTTTATCTTTTTGCTTCAAGAGTTCTTTAAGATATGGATTCTTGTATGTGAAAGAGCCTTTGGCAAGTTTCTTGACATAGTAATTGGAGTTTTGAGGCTCAATACCTTGAGAAACTTGACCAAGAATAAAAGAAGAAGAAACTGTTGGAGCAATAGCTAAACGAGTAACCATTCTTTCGCCATATCCTTTGAGCATTTCTGGCTCACCATATTTTTCAGCCATTTCTTTGCTTGCCTTCAAGCTTTTTTCTGAAATGAGCTTGAAAACGCTTGCGTTCAATAGTTTGGCTTCCATGCTTTCCCATGCAATGTTTTTGGCTTGCAAGAGAGAATGCCAACCTAAAACTCCAAGACCAACCGCTCTCTGCTCTTTTGCAAACTTATTAGCAGCAGCCATGAACGGCATATTTTCAGTCTTACGAATGTATTCTTCGGTCACAGTATCAAGGAAGTAGGTCAATACTTCAACAGCGTCAGTGTCCTTCCATTCATCGTAATGCAATAGATTAATGCTTGAAAGCACGCAAACAAACGAAGTATCCTTGTCAGAAGAAAGATTAATCTCATTACAGAGATTGCTGGCATAAATTTTTACGCCTTTGTCTTTATAAACTGCTGGCGCTTGCTCATTTGCGTTGCCAGTGAAGTGAATATATGGATAGCCACTTTCAAAACGCTTCTTGATAACTTGGCCCCAAATTTTGAGCTTATCTTTGTCTTTGTTCAAAAGACCTTCCATCCATTCGTTTGAAATGCAAACACCAATGCTGAGTTCTTGGATTGGATGTCCTTCGCTACGAATACGAAGAAACTCTTCTAAATCTGGATGATCAATATCCAAATACGCTGCCATTGAACCACGGCGGACATTGGATTGAGAAACAATGTTGGCTACCTTGTCAAAGAGTTCCATGAAATGAACGCTGCCACTTGATGTTCCGCCAGAACTAATGGTTGCGCCTCTTGGACGCAGCTTGCCAAAATAAGCAGATGTTCCAGCAGCGTTCTTTGTCATCATTCCAATTTCAGCATTCTTATACAAAATGCTATCCATTGTATCGTCAATGAATGAGCCATTGCATGAGCAAGGTAAGCCTCTTTCAAGACCATAGTTTGCCCATACTGGAGAGGACAAACTAAACCAGCCACGCGACATGTAATCTTCGAACTTGTCTGCAAAGCCTCTGATCTTCAAATACTTTTCGGCAGTTTCAGCAATTTCTCTAACTCTTTCTTCTGCGGTTTGATCTTCTCTAACGTAACCGCGAGCAAGAAATTCGCGGGATTTTTGATTTAGCCAGTAGTATTTTGTCATTTTAAACGAGTTCTTCTAGTTCGAATGTTTTATTTTTCTTTGCGTAGTCAACAGGACGTTGGTAGAAAAAGTCAACAGCATTGTTTGCCAAGACTTCTTCATCCATCCACTCATAGTCTCTAGCAAGCGTTTTGTCAATGGTAAATAAGGGTTTGAAACCAATCTCTTTCAAAGAATCATTGATTCTATTTTTCACATACTCTTTGAGAATATTAGCATTCATTCTTTGTGCGCTAAAGTCGCCAATAATCCAATCAATAATCTTGGATTCTGCTTTGAAAGCTTCTTCTGCTTCGTGCAAGATTCTTTGCTCCAAATCAGCATCGAAAAGCTCTGGACACTCTTTGCGAATCACGTTCACAAGTTTCATGCCAACTTTAGCATGAATGAGTTCTTCGTTCTTGGTATAGGTGACTTGTTGAGTTGTGTCTTTTAGCACATTGCGATAACGCCCGAACCAAAGAATAATGTAAAATTGAGAAAACAAAGAAACATTCTCAATGAAAAGAGTAAAAAGAATGAGTGCATAAACATATTGTTTACGAGAGTCTTTGTAGAAACGATGAGTGTATTTGCGAAGATAGTTGACACGACCAGACACAACATCAAGCTTGAGATTTTCCTCAAAGATTTCTTCCATATCAAGAACTTCAAGAAGACGCTGATAAGCATTGTTGTGAATCACTTCCACTCCAGCCATCACATAACCAAGATCAGTGAGTGATGGGTGGGGAAGATTGTCTCCGAGCTTGGCCCAAAACTTTTTAACCGCCACTTCGATCTGACCAATGGCAGAAAGCGTGCGAATAATAACTTCTTGCTCTTCTTTGCTTAGATTTACTTTGAAATCTTGAAGATCACTGGAGAAGCTAAATTCTTTATGCGTCCAGAACCCTTCGTGCATTGCTGAAATAAAATCTTGAACCCAAGGATACCGATCTGGCTTGCGCGAAATTTGCTCGTCGAAAATAGTCATACGATATATTACACACTGGTTGGTCGCTGTCAAGAATTTTGAAACAGAAAAATTTCTCAAACTTTTTTCACATTTTTTGAAAGAAATACCCCCTCTCCCTTCGTATCCCTAGCGTTCTTTCCTTGCCGAACGTAAATAGTCCTTAAAATAATATTTATACTAAAGTTTCTTTAAAGTATATATCGTATAAATATAGAAAAATCTTCTTGACAGAAGATGTTTTCTGGAAGAAGTTGAGATATGGTTATCCTCAAAAACTTCAAACAAAAAATCTTCCTTGTCCAAAGTGGCGATTGGGAGTGTGTAGTTAACGCAGAAGACGTTACAGATGCTTGCTCAAAAGCACTAGAACAAGCAATGGCTTGCTACAAAGAAGCTGGTCTTGAAAATATCAGTCTTGGTTTTTTAATGTCTTGTCAAGAAATTCAGGAAGATTTAGAAAATATTTCGTATGTTCATACAGCGGCTATTTTAGCAAACAATGGCCACTACGAACTCGCTAAAAATTTAGATAATGAATTTTCCTGACCTGCTTTATGTTGTTGATCAAGATTCAAATTTATCCCATCCTGCCCATGATGGCGATGTTGGATATGATGTAGTTGCAGCTTCAAATCCAAAAATTGTTGGTGAATGTTTTGAAGACACCAACATTTACAAAAGAATTGATTACATTGAGTATGATTTAAACGTCAAGGTTGACGGCTTTCAACCAGTCAATTCGCCAAATGAAGACATCTACACTCTTGTTTTTCCAAGATCAAGCGTGAGCAAATATAACTTGCTTTTAGCAAACTCCATTGGAGTTGTTGACTCTGGTTTTCGATCTACAATTAAAGTTAGATTTAAGTATATCATGCAGCCAGAAGATTTAGTATTTTTTGATAATAAAATTCTCTGTATAGTTAATGAAAATAAAATTTATCAAAAAGGTGATAAAGTTTGCCAATTAGTATTTCAAAAGCATTTTCACCCATCTATTGAATTTGTTGAAGAGCTTGAACAAACAGAAAGAAACGAAGGAGGCTTTGGCAGCACTGGCTTATGATTATTGGAATTTCAGGAGTAGCCCGAAGTGGCAAAGACACTCTTGCCAACAACTTTGTAAAAATTTTTAAACATCTTGGCATCAAAGCCAAGAGATATGCTTTTGCAGATGAGCTAAAGAGAGAAGTGCGACCATTTCTTAAAAAGAAAACTGGATTAGACTCCTTCACTCAAAATGATGACGAAAAGAAAATGATTCGTCCATTTCTTGTTGCTTATGGCACGCATATTCGCAGAGCGCTCAATGAGAACTGCTGGATTGATACTCTTTCTTCATATTTAAAAAATAACGAAATCGCAATCATTTCTGACGTTCGATACAAGAACGAGGCTGATTGGATTCAAAAAAATGGCTTTCTTATTCATATTGCGAGGCTTGACAAAGAAAACAATCTCATCAAACCAGCAAATTCAGAAGAGCTTGAAAATGACCCTATTCTACAAGCACAAGCCAACTTGTCTTATGTTTGGCAAACAGTAGAAGAAAGCAAGGAAAAAGACAATCCATTCTCGCTTTCTGAATATAGCTGGGCTATTTTTGAACAATGCTTCGACTCGGAGGAAATCACACAATGGCAGACGACTTATCCCTTATCGAAGAAATCAAAATAAATAACAACGAAAGTTGTTTAAAAGAATTGATCGCAAAACACTCTGGAATTTATTTACAGATTGTTAACCAAACAATTTCTGATCAGTCAAATATCAATAAAAACGATATTATTGACGATAAAGACCTTTTCATCTATGAGAAGGCTCTAAAGTTTGACCCCAACAGAAGAATCAAGTTTTCAACTTATTTAGGCAACGAAATAAAATGGAAATGCTTGAATATTCATAACAAGGTTAAAAAGTATGAATACTGTGATGTTGGTGATTTGTCTGAACATTTAGTTGACAAAGATTATATTGGCGAGTATATTAACCAAGAAATCATCTCACTGATTTATGATAAGGCAGACAAATACCACGATGAAAGGGTAAGAAAAATTATTCAAATGCGTTATAGAGATTGCAAAAAGAATAAACTAACACCGTGGAAAAGAATTGCAAAAAAATTGAAATTATCAATACAAGGATGCATTAATATTCACAATAGGTTCATCAAGGAAATTAAACACGAATTAAACAATAATTAAACACGAATATGGTAAATAAAACAATTCTCTACGGCTTTTTGGTCGCTGACCCCGAAGCTCGATACACAAAAACTGGCAAGTGCGTTTGCAATCTTCGCATTGCTCATCGCGAAAATTATAAGGATGAAAACAAAGACCCTCTTTATATGAGCGTTGATGTTTGGGATAAACAAGGCGAAATTTGCGCCAAAAATCTCAAGAAAGGTTCTAGTGTTATTGTTGATGGTCGCTTGGCTACCGATACTTACGAAAACAAAGAAGGTAAGAAAACTACCAAGACCTTTATTGTTGCTGATCGTGTTAACTTTGTTCCTCGATTTGAAAAGTCTGAAAAGACTGAAAGCTCCCCGACACAAAAAGAAAAGAAAGTCGCGCCAAAGAAGATCACAGCCACAGTTGAGGAAGAAGAGTCTGGGACTGGCGGTGAAGAGGGTGATGACATTCCATTTTAATTATGCAATTAATTGTTGAAGCTCCAATTAATTCCCTTTCCTTTGGAAATGTGGCAATTAATCTACTGCGCGAGATGTGGCGCAAAAATATGCAAGTTGGTCTTTTCCCCATTGGAAAAGTTGACCCATCTGCTCACAATCTTGAACCAGAGTTCTCCAATTGGCTTCAAAACGCAGTTAATAATCGGTTCTTATACTTGAAGAAAGAAGTGCCAAGTTTGAAACTTTGGCATCTAAACGGTAGCGATAATCGCAAAACTGAAAAGCAATATTTAATTACTTTTTACGAAGCGTCTCAACCAACATTTGTTGAAAAAGCCCTCTCCAATCTACAGACAAAAACTCTATTTTGTGGAGATTATGCCGCAAATGCCTTTAGGAAAGAAGGTTGCGAAAACATCGCCTCATATAAACTTGGATTTGACCAAACCTTTCATGTCACTGGTAAAAAATACTTGCCAGAAAGAATTCACTTTGGACTCATGGGCAAGTTTGAAAATCGCAAACATACTGCTAAAATCATTCAAACTTGGCTAGAAAAATATGGTAATAATCCACGCTACTTGTTAAGTTGCTGCGTTACAAATCCATTCTTGCCGCATGAGCAAATGAAGCAGATTTATGATTCTGTTCTTGGAGGAAAGAGGTATAGCAACATCAACTTCTTGCCATTCCTTCAAACCAATGCGGAAGTCAATGATTTTCTCAATGCTATTGACATTGACCTCACTGGCTTGAGTGGAGCAGAAGGTTGGAACTTGCCAGCTTTCAATGCTACTTGTTTAGGTAAGTGGTCAATTGTCTTGAATGCAACCGCTCACAAAGATTGGGCCAATGAAACCAACACTATTCTTGTTGAACCTAATGGTATGATTCCAATTTATGATGGAGTTTTCTTCCGCGAAAATGACATGTATAATCAAGGAAATATGTGGAATTGGAGTAAGGAATCTGTGATTTCTGCGTTTGAAAGAGCAGAGCAAAAAGTTGGAACAGTTAACGAGGCTGGCATTCAACTCTCCAAAGAACTAACCTACGAAAACACTCTTAACCAAATCATCTCTCACCTATGAAAGAAGACCTAGTATTAGAAATCCAAGCGCCTGGATATAAGAAAAACGAAATTCAAATCGAATTCGATAACCGCTACTTAATCATTTCAGCAAATAGCGAAAAGTATGGTTCGAGTTATCTTGCAGAAACTATTCCTCAAGCTTATGAGATTACCAGCACTTCTGCTAAACTTGAAGATGGCATCCTAGAAATCAGGATTCCTCAAAAGCCAAAAGAAACAAGAGTTGTTCAAATTCAATAATAAGAAAAGCGGGTTGAAAAACCCGCTTTTTTGTTTTAAAATGGTTATGCCGCTATACTGCTATCGTAACCCGCAAACTGGTGAAGAGATTGAAATCATTCAAAGAATGAATGACATTCATGAATTCGTTGATTCAAATGGACTAAAATGGGACAGAGTGTTTTTTTCGCCCAATGCAAGCATTGATACAAAGATGGATGCTTTTAGTCAACAGAAGTTTGTAGAGCGCACAGCGGCCAAGAAAGGTTCTTATGGAGACTTGCTTAATTATAGCGCAGAAATGAGTGCTCAACGAGCAGAGAAAGCTGGCGGTGTTGACCCTGTTAAAAAGCAATACTTGGAAGACTATTCTAAAAAGAGAAATGGTGCAAAACACGCCTCAGAGCAACCTAAAACCATTGAGAGCAAAAACATTAAGGTCGAATTATGAACATCCCTAAGTTTACTGATAAGGGTTTTTATAAAACAAAAATTCCAGAAAAATCATGGCAAATGATTCAAGAGGTTTTGGCCAATCATATTAATGAGCGAGTTCCAGAATATTCTGATACCCTAAAGCCAGACTTAAAAGGGTGGATTAAATCAAGTCAATTTGAAGTTGCCACAGACCTACTTTGCTTGCAGAGATTTCCAGAACTTAAAAAACAAGTTATACTAGAAATGTATGATGCTCTTTCATCTTGGTCGGGTGCAAAACTAAACCCCAAAGGAATCATTTACGGCATTCGCTTCTATAAGAATGGGGCCACTTTAGGAATGCATGTGGATAAAAAAGAAACGCATCATATTAGTGTAAACATGAGCGTGGCATTAGATGGGCAACCTTGGCTATTTGACATTGTGGACCATTCTGGAGTTGAGCATCAAGTTTTAATAGAACCTGGAGAATGTGTTTATTATGAATCTGCTCTCTGTCTTCATGGACGTAAAACATCGTTTAACGGCAATTATTATGCCAACATGTATTGTCACTTCACACTAGAATAATGTTTTTTTCGGTCTATAAAACCATCTTTGTGCATATTCCTAAAACTGGAGGTTCCAGTTTAGAATTTGCTATTTGTAAAAAACATCTTCCAGAAAGCTCCAACTTAAACGAAGACTCTTATAAGATATTCACCATCAGAGGCGCAATGTGTTGCATAGAAAAAAACACGCCTCGCGGACACCCTCATAGTTATATTTCAGAGTATCACAAATTCTTACAGATTAATTCTTATTTAAAATTTACTGTATTAAGAAATCCATTTGATCAGGTTACTAGCCTATATAACCAGATGAAATCGTCCATGAAGATTCCTTCATTGGAGCACTTCATCTTATCAGATGAAAAGAACTCATTTCAGAATTTAAATCACTACATTAATCAATACGAATACACTCACCTTAATGGTGAACTAGCTATTGATAAAGTATTTGTTTTTGATCGTTACCATGAAGCGCAGGATTTTGTAGAAAAACAATTTGACTTAAAAATTGAAAGAGATAAAAAACTTTGGGCCACAACATATACTGGAGAGTCTTGGTCCAAAGAAATGAAGGATAAATTTACTTCTGTTCATTATCAATCTATTGCTTTATATCATAGATTTTTGAAACAGTAAATTTACTATCCTATATGAATCTCGCCTTCTACAAGCCAAATAGCAAAAATACTGGTTGCGCCTTTTCTTTCCAACTATCTTCCAAAGGACAACCAACCGTTTATGTAAACGGTATTCAACAATTCTCTTGGAATGAGCAAACAAAAAATGGATCATTTTCTGGCAACCAAAAGAACCCTGAAAAGACCATAGCCATTAAGCTCAACGAAAATGAGATTGGTGGATTGATTCATGCAATTCGCACTTATGGCGAATGGAAAGCTTTTCACTCATTTGAAGAAAATAAAACTCAAATCTCTTGGACTCGATACAAAAAGAAAGATGGCGCAGATGCCTTCTCGTTCTCTGTTTCTCGCAACGGCAATCAAAAATTTGGCATGGGTGTAGAGCTTTCAGAAGCAGAAGCTCTAAGAGTGTTTCTTGAAACCTGCCTAGTTAAAATTTTTGAATCAAAAGCCCAAGCCTCAGAATAACATGAGAAAAAAAAGAATTCTATTTCATACTAATTTTTCGCGACTCTTTACTGGCTTCGGGAAAAATAATAAAAACATTTTACGCAAACTGCATGAAACTGGCAAATATGAACTCATAGAATTCGCTAATGGCTTGCCTTGGGATGCGCCAGATTGTAAGTTTCAACCTTGGCAGTGCTATGGTTCCATGCCAAATCCAAATGTCATGGCACAAATTAAGGGAGACGCTGGAAAAGAAAGAGCGGCCCATTATGGTGCTTACGGCATTGACAATGCTATTGAAAAATTAAAGCCAGATGTTTATCTTGGCATTGAAGATATTTGGGCCTTTAATGGTTTTTGTGACAAGCCTTGGTGGAATCACATCACCTCAATCATTTGGACCACGCTAGATTCGCTTCCAATCCTTCCTGACGCTGTTGATGCAGCGCCAAAGGTCAAGAACTATCTTGTATGGGCCTCGTTCGCAGAAAAGGCTTTAAAAGAGATGGGATATGGCCATGTGAGAACACTCCCTGGAACTCTCGATGTCAACCAGTTCTACAACCTTGGTCCAAAAATTAAAAACGACCTGAGAAAAAAATTCAATATCAAAGATAACTTTATTATTGGGTTTGTGTTTCGCAATCAGCTTAGAAAAAGCGTCCCAAATCTTTTAGATGGTTTTTGTGAATTCAAAGCAAAAAATCCAGAATCAAAACCCAAGCTATTGCTTCATACTCACTGGATGGAGGGATGGGATATTCCAAGACTCTTGAGAGAAAAGAATATTGACAATTCTGATGTTTTAACAACATACTTCTGCAAGAATTGCCGCCAATACGAAATTAAGCCATATCAGGGCCAAGACTTGAACTGTCCATACTGCAAAGCTCAAAAAAGCGTTTCCACAACCAATATTGTTCATGGAGTCAATGAGGCTCAATTGAATGAGGTTTATAATCTTATGGATGTTTATTGTCATCCATTCACAAGCGGAGGACAAGAGATTCCTGTTCAAGAAGCCAAACTCGCTGAACTCATCACGCTTGTTACAAATTATTCTTGCGGCGAAGACTACTGCACAGATGAGAGTGGAGGCTTGCCCTTGGATTGGTCAGAGTATCGTGAGCCAGGAACTCAATTTATTAAGGCATCAACCAGTGCATTTAGCATTTGTAAACAATTAGAAAAAGTTTACAATATGAAGCCTGAAAAACGTGCTGAAATTGGCAAAAAGGCCAGAGATTTTGTAATCAATCATTGCTCTATTGAGGTTGTTTGCAAGCAATTAGAAGAGATGTTTGATAATGCGCCTTTTGTTGAAGATTGGAGCATTCAAGAGAGAGTTAAAAATCCCAACTATCAACCTCCAAATATTGAAGATAATTGTGAATGGATCATTGACTTATACAAGAATATTCTTGGAGAAACAGTTGATCGCAATCATCAAGGCTGCTTGCATTGGATTGAAAGGCTCAAATCAGACCTTAATAGAGAGCAAGTTTTAAATCATTTTAAAAATACTGCTGCTAAAATTGAACCCAAAACAATTGATATTGGAGATGTTTTGGATAAAGATGATGAAGGAAAAAGAATTGCTGTTGTTATGCCTCAATCTGCTGGTGACGTATTAATGGTGAATGCGTTGCTAGAAAATTTGCAAGAACTTTATCCAGACCATCATATTTACTTTATTACGCTGCCACAGTTTTTTGAGATTGTAGATGAGCATCCATGCGTTCACAAAATTTTACCATATTCGCCAATCTTTGACAATCTTCTTTTCTTGGAAGGGCAAGGTGAGCACAAAGGATATTTTGAACTAGCGTTCTTACCTTTCATCACAACACAAAGACATTTTACCTATCAACATAATGGAAAAGACCGAACTCAATTGCAATTTCATTAAAGAAGGATGCAAAACTTCACACTATGTCCCTAAAGGATGGGGATATGAAAAATGGTTAGTAAATCGCGATGATTATTGCGGCAAACTTCTTTTTCTTTTTAAAGGAAAAAAGCTTTCTTGGCATTACCACGAAAAGAAAACTGAAACCTTCTATGTGAACAAAGGCTCTGTTGTTCTTTATTATGGAACTGGCAACGATATAAATGCAGCTATCATGCAAGAGCTTTATGAAGGAGATATTTTTCATGTTCCAGTTGGTTTGCGGCATCGCCTATTAGCTTTGGAAAATTCAGAAATTATTGAGTTTTCCACTCACCATGAGGATAGCGATTCTATTCGCATTGAAAAAGGAGATTAATATGAGTCATTTAATACAAGAATACGCTAAAAGTTTAGGGGTAAAAATCGGCAAACCAATTTTCCCCACCCACTACATTCCTGTGATTGACGATAAATATATCACGGTTCATGTGGATAACAAAATTGACTCAAAATTTTATGAGTTCTTTCCAGAAGTTATTGAGCTTTTGAAGAATTTGCTGCGACCACTTGGATACAAAATTTATCAAATTGGCGGCGGCGATGATCCTCAGTTGCCTCTTGTTGACAAAGCTTTCCTTGGTTTCTCCAGAAAGCAAACATCATACATTGTTAAGAATTCAAGCCTTCATTTGGGAATTGATAGTTTTCCTGTTCATCAAGCGAGCGCTTTTGATGTGCCAATTGTTGTTCTTTACTCTCACATTTATCCAAGCCATGCCAATCCGTATTGGAGCACTCCAAGCAAAGTTCGCATCTTAGAGGCTGATCGCGGTGGCCGTAAACCAAGCTACACTTATCACGAAAAGCCCAAATCAATCAATACCATTAAGCCAGAAGATGTTGTTAAAAATGTGTGTGAATTGTTAAATGTGCCATACACAAAAAGCATCAACACCAAATTCATTGGCGAACTTTATTCACAAGCTGTTGTTGAAATCATTCCAGACTTTTATGGCTTTGCCGAAGAATTAAAAAATAGACTCATCAATATCAGAATGGATTATTTTCATAATGAAAACAATCTACTTGCTTGGTGCTCAAACTATGCTTGCCACGTTATAGCGAGTCAACCAATTGAGACTAATCTCTTAGCTCAGTGCAAAAACAATATCAAAAAAATCACTTTTCAAATCCAAAACACAAAAGACTTTTCCAAAGAATATTTAGAATCAGTCAAGAACTTGGGTTTAGATATTTCTTGTTCAACTAAAAATAAAGAAGAGTTAGCAGAGATTCGTAATTTTTATTTTGATTTTAGAGTTGAACTTGACGAACCACCAAATCAAGAAAGAGTAAGTGAGCTATCTCAAATTCCAAATTTGAAATTTTTGACCAAAAAGGATATTTTTTCCAGCGGCAAGCGTTATCCTTCCAAAGCTCATGTTGATTGTGATCAAGTTTTTGTTGACAGAGCATCAGATGTGATCTATAATGAATCATTCTGGACAGATTTAGATCACTATTTTATTTATGAATCCTAACAAATACAAGCGTAACGAAATGGGCCTTATCGAAGGCGTTGAATATAAATTCAATGAAGACGGCTCAATTAACTGGCGAGCAATGATCAAACCAGAGCATTTATATCCTAACAAGGATTGGTTTGAAACTCGTAAAATGCAAATGCCAGATTCAATTGAAGGTCTTGGTGATCATCAGCTTCTTATTAAGCTTGCAGGCATCAAAGAACTAGCTCGTTTTCGTGGTCTTGAAACTGTTCGTTATACAATTAACACTGTATCTTCAAATTACGCAACAGCGGTTTGCGAAATTCGTTGGATGCCAAACTATGAAACAAATGGAATTTCCCAAATTTTCAGCAGCACCGCAAACGCCACGTTTGACAACTGTTCAGGCTTTGGCATTAAGTTTCTTGAGACTATCGCTGAAAATCGCGCTTTTGTTCGCGCTGTTCGCAATTATCTCAATATTCATATTGTTGGTGATGATGAAATTGATAAGTCTAAAAACAAGGTCGCTTATGAGGAAAGCGAAGCAATTGTTCAATCGCTAACACCACAGAACGCTCTCAAGAATGCAGCTAAACAAAATCTTGGCTGCGCAGATTTTGAAGCTTTCAAAAAGCATTTGAGGAAGATGTGGAAAGACGAAACCTATAAGAATGAAGAGGCTGCAAATTGGAACTCTTTCGAAGATATTCCAATTAAAGAAAGCCGTAAGCTATTGTCCCTTGTGACAAAATGATTGAAAAAGTCATATCTGCTCAAAAGTTTGAAAAAGCTTTCAGAGATTTAGAGTCTATTTTTAAAGAGGAAAACTCCAAATATGGACACGCATATTTGCCGATCAATCCTCAATGTGTCATTGATTCATTTGCTCATCCAGCGTTACTAAATAATAGTATTCACTGTTGGGCAAATTTTGAAAATAATCAAGTGGATGGCTTAATTATGTTTATGGATGGTATGCATCCATTTTTAGGCAAAAGAATGTTTACTGAATATTGTTGGGTTAGTAAAAATCCAAAAAAATCATTTGCCTTATACAAGACAGCAATTAAATTTGCCCAAAAAAGAGGCATAGAATATGTTATCATGAACTGTGTTGAAAACTATCCAACATCTAATAAGTTAAAGAAAATTTATCAAAAAATGGGTTTTAAAAAAGATTCAGAATCGTATATCAAAAGAATATGAGAAAAACAATCGCAAAACAACTTAGAGCAATCACTAACGCAGAAGATAACGCTATCAACAAAAGAGTTTATAGACGTTTAAAGAAGCAATACAACAAGGTTCCAAAACATGCACGAAAAGACTTCATCGAAGCAACAAAGCAATTCTACGAATTGGTCCAAAAACAATCTAGGGAGCCTGTGGCTGAAACAGGGCAAGAATAGCAAATATCTATCTGGTAAGATAGTGCTGCAAGACTCAAACGGAGAAACAATCACTCAAAATATTATTGTTTTTAAAAACAAGTATAAAGAAAAAGACAATCATCCAGATTATGTAATCTTTAAGCCTTTTGAGGCAAATCAAAACTGATTACATTTTATAATTAAATCTATCAAAGTCTTCTGCGTAAACTGATTGAACTATTTTTTTTAGTTCTTTCGTCCATTTAATATTTTTTTTCTCAATTGGTTTTCTTTCGAGTCCAAATTCTAGCGGACCATATTTAGAATTTAAATAGTCAAAACATTCATTTATTTTCTCGTAATGAAAGATTTTGATTCTGTCTTCATAACCTTTAACAAAGGAACTCTGAGTCTCTAAGTGACCATCAAAAATGTATTTTCTCTCTACTTGGTCCAAGTTTGGAATTAGTTTAATAAATTCTTTAAATGTTGCGTGTTTGAGTTTGAATAGCCATTCGTTATTCTGAATATAGTTATATTCAGAAACCAATCTATCATAGGGGTTTCGAACAATTGTAAATAGTTCAAGATCGGCTAAGTCAATTTCATGTGATAGTTCTTCGCATGTCAAGTGCTGCGGACAAACGCAATAGTGTTTGAACTTATATTCATTATAGAAATTATTAATAGTTTTCATGCCCAAAGCTGTTTCAATTGTGGTTCCAGCAGTTTTCGGAATATGTATAAAAGCTAATTTTTTATCTTGACAAATAGGCATGAGAATATTCTTTGATGAAGTTTGATTTTGCGATTGGCTCCAAACAAGGACCGATGAAATGTATCAAAACATCTGAGTCTTTTATTTCAGGATTGTACCTAGATTTGTTTTGATCTATGGCGGAATGAATTTTTACCTTACTATTAAAAGTAACATATTCGGTTAAATTATAGTTGCAAAAATAGTAATTCATGAATGCTTGCTCAAAAAAGTATTCACTTGGCCACGATTTCATCAGCCAATTGACATTATAAAAATGCTCTTTCATCAACTCGCAGTTCATGAATAAAAACTGACCAGCATTAAATGGCATTTGTTGATTTTCACATATTCTCTTATAGAATACATCGTCTTTCACTATGCCGTGATATTGACCCAAGTGAGAATCTAATTTAATAATTTTTTCGCTATATGCTGTGTATAGTTTGCCGTTCTTGATTTCAAGATCAAATACTTCATTGATATTTTTAATAGCAATCACATCGCTATCAATAAAAAGAATTTTTGCGAATTCATTAACTTTATCAAAATCATAAATCTTCGTTTTATTTTTTGAGATTTCAACGCCGTCAGTTGAGTCATCTACTGTGTGAAAATGATAGTTAATACCCCTTAATCCGTCTAAATTTCTAATTTTAGATTGCCAAGATTCGGGGCATATAAATAAAAACTCAAAACTCTTTTCGCTTGCTAAATCAACAATCGAATTAATGGAAGTGTCTAATAAGTTTAGATAATTTAAATCTCCGCCAACAGCATAGTATATTAAATTTTTAGTTCCAACCGTTTCTTTTGAGCAATTTTGAATTTTTGAGAAGCGAGCGTCTAGTATTTTTAAAACGGTTTTTTTGCCAAAATCGCTATCATCATAAAAAGAGTTTTCATTCTTTCTTAAATAGAACTGAATGTTCTTGGGTTTTTGGCCATTAAGCCATTCATATTTATCGCTTCTTCTAAATTTTTGAATTGACCCATCTTTGTATTCTACGATTAATACCAAAAATGCACATTTGTCAAATTCTTTCTTGGGCATTTGAAAATGATCTTGCCTAATTTTGCTAGGGTCTAAAAATAAATCTTCATAATCATGATCGCTATACCATACTCTTAAAGAGGCTTTATTAATTTCTTTTAAGTTTAAATTCGCAAAAGGAATCAATTTTATCATTTTATGGATAAGCGGCTGGTTTAATTAATTCAATAGCATCTATACTAGCTGCCCATCTAGTATTTTGGCCGCTAACTCCGCTGCCAAAAATACAAAAAACATCACTATAGCTTCCTGTATTAAAACTGCCTGTTACAGAAAAGACCGCTTTACCAGCGTTTTCTAAATCGGTTCCTATTGATTCAATATGATGGATTCTTTGATAGCCTGTATTGGATGCAAGGGTGCTAATGACTGCTTTTCTCATATATTGAGAAAGATTAGCGTCTTCATCTACACCAAGAACTTTAACTGTAAGCATCATGATTTTATCGGTTTGGTTTTCTAAAATATTAAAATATAAACCTGCACCATCCATAGATAAAACTGAAACTCCAGAATCATAAGTAGTAGCGTTTAAAACAAACTGAATATTTTGACAATCTCCATCGGCACTAAATTTATCTGAACTGTAAGCCCTTGAACCATAACGATCAGCTTTAGAGTAGTATCCACCAGCAATTGAATATGCCGCATTTGGAGTTGTGCTACAGCCTATACCTGCCAAAATAACTGAACACAAACCTCCAGCACTATTATTCTCTCCACCCAAACAAGACGCTGAATATCCACTAGAAGTATTATAATAGCCCCCTAAAACAGAAGCGTAACTATTACTTGCTAAATTATCTTGACCACCGCCAATTGTGGTAAAAGAACCAGAAGTGATATTACCTACCCCGCCCAAGATAGATTGCCAACTTCCATCATCTGTTTTATTGTTCCATCCACCAGCAATTGTATTATGAGAACCAGTATTTAATACATTACCTTGACCGCCACCAATCAAACCATAGCGAGAATTTCCAGAGTTTCCAGAACCACCAGCAATTGTTGGATAGTAATTTTGAACATAACTACCAAAAGAATTATTTTTACCAAAAAACCCAGTTTCAGTAATAAGCTTTCCGATAAAAGTTTTTTCTCCACTGATGGTTTGGTTTCCAGTTGCATAAACTACATCACCAATAGAAGCATTATCGGTAAATGAACCAGAAATTGTTTGCCCATTTCTAGGATATAAGAAAAGAGTTTTTGTTGTTGTACCAGAAAATTGTAAACCAGTAATTGATTGATTGTATCCAGTAATTGCGCGACCACTAATATATAGGCCATCAGATTTTTTTAAATATGTTTGATCAATGTTTCCAGTAATTTCCTCGTAGGGCAGAATAGTTTTCCATTGTCCAGACTTGACTAAATAAAGATTTTGTCCAGAGCTTCCCGTTTGGTAAATAAGTGCTCCATCTGAATTTGGAACATTAGCAGGTGAATTATAGCCACTAAAGAAATTACCCGTTCTCCGATCAAAAGATAAGGTAGGAGGAATACCATTTGTATAAAATAATTGTTCTGGTGGAGAGAACAAATACCCACTCGTTTCTGCGCCATAAACGTAGCCAGTTCCAAAATCATCTTGACCCACAAATTTATAGTAAACAAACTGATTGTTTGGCACTTCATTGGCAAAAATTGAAAAGCTTTGTGAAGAGGCGTTTTCCAAGAAATTGACTGTTTTTAATAATGCGAAACCAGATAATGAATATGGCGTTCCAGTATTAGCACCAGTATAAACATCAATACCTTTTGTAATATAATTTTCGACAGCATCGGCATCGAAGTTAACTGTAAAATTAATTTGGCCACTCAAGGGAGCATTTAATAATTGTGTGACACCTGTAAGCTCTTGAATGACAATTGTTGAACCGCTTGCTGGAGGGACATTAAAAATTAATTGATCATTATTTCCATCAATAGAATAATCTCCCGAAAGCTCTTCAAAGCCACCAATAAACGCTCTATAGTTCGTTGATAAGAATCCTGTGTTTCCTGTTGATTCAACAATATTAAGGGCAAATAAATTAGGCAAACTATAAAAATTAACTTGTGGTGTTGGGGTGAACTTAATTTCGTATTCGCTCGAAGGCACTAAGTTACCTCCAGAATAAACACTGTAAAAATCTCCGCTATTGATGTAGCCAGTGATAGCAAAACCAGAAACATCTCCAGTCGGATTATAACTCCAATTTAAAACTTGAGTAAGGCCAGAGGTCAATCCAGTAATAAATGAATTAGTTTTACCAGTGACATCAAACCCCGTCAAAACCCCGTCTCCAACATAATTCCATGTTGTTAAAACATTATTAAGAACTCCAGAAGTTTGAGATGAGAAATAATCTTCAACACTAATAAAATCAATATTAGCTGGCAAATGGTAAACTGTTGCTAATACAGAGTTTTCAGCACCTTGATTTTTGATGTTGAATAGTAATGAATAATATCTTTCTCCAGAAGGCAGTCCAAAAAGTTCAGCATTTTTAGTTTGAGGAAAATTAAAAGATAAGCTTGTTTGATTTGTTGCAAAATTTGAGGCAATTAAATGCGATTGAGCAGTGGCAGGCGTAGCTCCAGTGGAAAGCAAAGAAGCTTTATACGAGAAATTATAGTTGGAGAAGCCTTGATTTTGCGCTAACTGTAAATCGCTTGTGATTTCATTATCATAAATATCTCTATATTGAAAATTGAAAGAAGAGTCTTTAAATCTTGAATAATAGAAACTCTCTCCCGTGCCTTTGGACGTTGCAGATGGATAAAAACCAACTGGAAACGGTGGCGCTGGAGGCGCTGGCGGAATAATTGGCGGCGGTGTAGGCGAAGGAGGTGGCGGTGTAGGAGGCGGTGTAGGAGGCGGTGTAGGAGGCGGTGTAGGAGGCGGTGTAGGCGGAGACGGCGGTGAAGGCGGTGAAGGCGTTGGTGAGGGAGGCGGAGATGGACAATCGTAAGGATATGATATACCGTCAGAATAAAATAAAGAATTAAATTCCCCATTAAAAAACGAAGATAAAGCGGAGTCAGAATAAGCAATATCAGTTGAAACCCATGTGGGATTTTCAGTATAAAGACCTACTGTATTACCACTACAATCTTGACCAGTATGAAAATAAGAAGGCATAGAGTTATTTATTAATTACGAATCCTTGAATGATTCCGTTTGTTCTTACTGGAGCCACATAAGAAACAACAGATAGTGATCTGGATGCGGTTGCTGATATTGGGTTTGGATATGAACCAGTGTTTCTGGCAGTTACTTTTAAAGTAAAGGTTCCAACTTCTGTTTGATCTTCAAAAATAGCAGAGTTACCAGTAACAGTTTGTTTGATGCTTTTAAATTTTGGAGTAATTAATTCAACATTGTAGGCGTTTGCGCCATTAACAGGCAACCAGCTTCCAGACAAATCTGCTGTATCTGCTTGCATGTCCCAATTGCCAGTTCTTAATGTTAAAATTCTTGGGAATCCCAAGTCATACACATATTTATTTTGCAGCAATTCTGCTTGGCCTTCGCTCACTGCTGTATTTCTAGCTGGTGGGAAGGCGGAGAAGAAATCTTGCATCAAGCCAGTTTCGCCTTGTTCAATCTCTGCAAATTTACCAGTGTCAAACTTTGAAGCAATGACCTCATATTCATTGAGGTTTAGTTCTTTGATTGATTGAATTTTATAAACCTGCTGTTTAGTGTTAGCGATTGTAATGGAGCAAGGTGTTCCAGCGCGAACTTGCTGCAACAATGGATAGCCAGAACATCCAGTATCAATAAAGAACTTGGAACCATAATCCAATGCTGGAGAAGAGTCAATGACTTGAGTTCCAGTTGCTTGAAGCGTCACTCTGATCGGAACATCTGTTTGATAGAGTTCAGAAACACTTAACTTTGTTGGAGACTTGGCCAAATCATAAAAGTCATTAGACTGATATTTGCCAGTTGGAATCAGAACAGAAATTTCTCCCGTTAGTCCAGAAGAGCTAAAATCAGACGATTTAAGAGAAACATTAGTATATATAGAGTTATTAATTGTATCAACATCTAAAACTCGCCCCACATGATTTTTAAGGGTTTTAACATTGTCATTGATTGCGATCAAATCTCCTGGCCTGCATAAGAGAGTTTCCAAGTTGCCAACAAAGGCCACATTTTCGTCTTCATTAATGGTGGAGTAGATGATGTGTTCACCAAGGCGTTTGGCGTGAGCGCGGCTAGTAATGCCAAAAGTTTGCGCTGTGGTTCTTAAAATGCCGCGAGTTTTAATGTCATCAGGGTCTTCCACATATTCAATTTTCTGTTTGAACAAGTCGTCGCGATCTAAATAAGTCACTTCAATAACATTGTATTGTAAATCTCGACGCTCATTTGAGTAGTTGAACATACCATCTTTCACATTCGAATTATTGAAGAAGCCCATGATTGGCTTGAGCCTATCGTTTGTGAAGTTGATTTCTGAGTTTGTGTAAAACATGTTGCCTCTAAAGCAAGCCACTAGAGACTTCAATGATTCAAACACATTGGTTTTATCAGCAATTACGCCATTAAAGGCATATCTTGGCTCTAGTCCGCCATCAGCAGCAGGAACGCCAACAAATACGCCATTAATATCAACACCATCACAATAGCGGCCAATCTTATAAAGCTCCCAATAGTTAACCTCAGATGGCGAAATAAAGTTGCCTAATCCATATCTACGATTGATTAGAATATCAAAAAGAACCCAAACAGGATTATCGGTCCAAGCTAGTTTAAATGTTCCATCCCAATTGCCTTTATAAATTGTTTTTTCATCACTAGAATTGCTTAGGCTATTGAATGAAGCCAAATTCTTTCCAGCAATATATCTTTTGTCTTGACCATTTGCCTTGAGTGGAAAATAATTGCTTGGGACGAAAACTTTCTTAAATCTCGCGTCATAACTGCGAGCAGGAATGGAAGTGAATGTTCTAGCATCTAATTTTAAACCACAAATGGTTGAGTATGGATAAGAAAATGGAACATTAATAATTTCGGTGATTTTTTGCAAATATATTTCACGGCGGATAAGTGAAGAGTAAGATTCCGCAGTTGTTCTATAGGCTCTTACAAATCTATTTTTATTAACTACATGGGGAGGAAGAGAAATTGGCTGTGCAATATTCTGACTTCCTAGAATAAAGCGGCTATATTGTTGAATTACTGAAGCGTTTTCTTCTCGACCAACATCAATTGATACTGGCGAATTAACCAAGCCTCTAACTTGGAACAATCTTGAAACAAACAACTCTTCTTCTCCAGTTAGCGTTTGGTATCCAGTTTCAATTCTAAATTCTATTACGGAAGGAATGCTTGTGCCAGCTTGAACGTCTTCTTTTGTGCCATCTGACTTCAATAAAAGTAAATTTTGTTGAGCCGTATCTTGTAAACTTGTGATCTGCAAAGAAATAAATACTTGATCAACATTGGGATTTAAAACTATATGCGTAATTCTTGATCCAGGTTCCGATAAATACTTGACATAATTTTTATTCCAATTAGTATAGCTCTCAATAGCACCATTAACTTTTCTAAAATCATCACTTCCTTCGTTGGCGTAAGCGCCTTCTAATAAAGCGCGAAAAGCGATTCTGAAAAATAAAGGCCAACCAGTTGAAGGAGAGTAGGATGTTAAAAATACTTGACCACTAAAAGAAGAATATTCATATATTAAAGTAAAATCAAAATTATTTGCATTTATCAAATCTTTTTGATAATCCGTTATGTAAACAGTATCCGTGGCTAATATATTAAACTGATCACCATTGTTTTTAACAATGTTTCTTTTAAAACATTTTGTTGATTTATCAAAAGAAAGCGTAATTTTTATATCATTTGAATAAAAGCGATAACTTACCTTGCCAGCTAATACCATCTGAATGATATTTCCAGTTTTATTCAATGATTCAATGGACCAAGAACTACTTCTAAATTCTGGATTAGGATTTAAAAGGCCAAGGGATAAAGTATTACCGCTCATTAGTTGTTTTGTTAAACTAACAAATTCAGATTCATTTTTAAATAAATCAGTATGCAAAGTTTTTAATTCACTTAGTTCTTGAATTGAAAAGAATTCAGTTGTTCCTTGTTTGAATTCAGAATCAGATATTAATCCAGAACTCGCCATAACAGATGATTCGTTGTATCTTGAATCAACCTCAGTGTATTCTTTATTTAACAGCGTTAATACAGGCTTGCCTTGCTCAAACGGACCCCTAAGTTTAGAGTTAAATTGAGTATCTAAATAAGTTTTATTGAATAAACTTAATGGTTTTTGAAGATCAGCTCCGTCTCTTGTTTCAAAGGTCGCGTTAGCATAATTAAATTTAGCCGTGGTATTGATAATCTTAACAGATTTGATGAAATTAATTATTGCATCAACTCCATTTTTTAAAACATAATTATTTCTTTGATAGAAGAAAACATAAAAATCCCCTTTTGCTGACGTATTGCCACCAGCACTTTGAAAAAAACATGTGTTAATTTTCTTTTTAGGAGATAAAATCTTTTTATTTTGCAATTCTGTTGACTCTAAATCATAATATATCTGATTATAAATGTCATTAGACAAGATAATCAAATCATCAATGGAGTGAACGTATCCATCAGGAGCAAGATCAACATTTAAAGAAATTTTTAATGCCAAAAACGGATAATCAGTGGCGAAATATTCTGGAAAATCTGGTAAAAGATAAGCTAAAACCTCTCTCTGAGAAGTGAAATTAAACTGTGCTCTTAATAATCTCAATTGTTTAAAAATCGAATCATTTTGAGCCGATGGTTGAATACCAGCATACACATTCTCAATATTTTGAATTGATTGAAAAATAGAATCAGCTATTCTATCTTTGCCAGATAAAACAGAAAATGAAACACCTTGAGTGTTTGAACCACTTAAATCACTCAAATCTGTTATTAAAGTTTCAATAAACTCCGAATTAGAGTAGAACTTATTTTGAAAAGCGGAGCCAATAAAACTCAAGTCAAGGTCCGCAATAGTGTTAAATGAATCGCTGTCAACTGGCTGACGCACAATAACATCTTCCAAATAAATACTTTCAAATAAACGGATATTGTCAACATATTCGCCATTCTGCCCAACAAAACCATCAATTTCTCCGTCTGAAATAAGATCAATATTTTCTACATAGTCATAAGAAGAAACAGCTTGCAAGTCTCCTAACTTTGGCGGCTTAAATGTTGGTGGAGTAGGTGGTGGTGGAGCATCTGGACCTCCACCCGCACCAACAATTCCTTTGATATATTTTTTAGAAAAATGGCTCATTTTAGTATTTTGGATTGCTCAAAACCGAATCGGCACTATCAATAATAGCAACTTGGTTGGCAGATTTTTTAGCTGTTGAATTTAAAAATTCGTCTGTTAAAGTGAGTGTGAGCGGGAAAGATTTAATGGAGCTTTGAACAACAAAAGAGCCAACTTTTAATCGCCCATAAACAAGAGGAACTGGATTGCCTTGCTCAGTGATATTTTCTCGATTGGAGAAAGCTAATGATTTAGAATTAGCTGATGAAATTCCTTCTGCTCCAGGAATTTGAGGATATTGTTGCTTGCCAGCTTGAACATAGGAATATACCGCAGAAGCCACAGCAATAACTAACATAATAATTTGCCCTACTGTTGAACCAATAATTGTTGGCACAAAATCAATTTTCTTGATTTTTTTAATCTCTGTAAAAGAGTTGCCTTGAACCCACTGGTTGTCAGCAACAATTGAGTAAACAATTTTTTTCTTTAATAAGTCTTTGAGGTCTTTTGAGAAATTTTCATAATTAGCTTCTAAAGCTCGAACCACATCTCTAGGTTCTTTGATTGCAAATCTATGCAATCGCCCATATTTTTTGCCTAAAATACCATGTAGATGAATTTCTGTCATAAGAAGCCTTTTACCTTATTAAGAGTATTTACATCAACTTCATGCTCTTTTGGCTCATAAATTGCAAATTTCTTAGTTTGGAGTGAGTAAATAATGGACGGCAAACAAGTAGCCTCTGAATTTGCTTGGTCCATTTCTGAAAAAGACTCGTCTCCATCAGGGTGAGAGTGAATCAATGAAATAAATTCGTTTTCGTTTTTGAACCTCAAATAGTCCAAAGGATCAACACAAAAAAACTGTTTTGGATTTGGTGAGCGATTATTAACAAACTGCACTATATAGTCTTTGCCATTTTTGCCAACAAAACCGCAGCACTCTAACGAGAAATATCTATCACAATGCTCACGAACAGACTCCAGAATTTTTTTAAAGCTTTTATTTTTGACGATAGGATTGTCCATATTGATAATTGTCTGTGGCTGGAAAGCCCCCAAATGGCAGATAAAATGCGCCTAAACTAGCTGTTTGAGCGCTAGGAACAGGATTATAAACGGAGCCAGTAACCGTTTGAGAGCCAGAAATACCGCTATAAGATAGGGTGGAATTATAAAACCGCTTTTTGCAAGCTCCAATAGACTTGGAACAGCCATCTTTTTCCCAAGGAGCGTCATCAAGGCCAGGCATGTTGTTTTCTGTTGCTACATGCGTTTGTGTGCAAACATACCAAGTTCTAAACGGGTCTTTCGGAGTAGAAACATAAACAATCATTCCTGGATTGTAGGTTATATTATAGGTCCACTCATTACTACTGCTTTGAAAGTTAAAGCTGCCAGTTGGAACATAAGTAAATGGCGTGTCATCTTCTTGGCAAACTGGAGCACCAAAATAGTGACATCCCAATCCGCGATACTGCCAATAACAGTATCTTCCCATCACCAATCTTCCAGGGATGGAAAAGTTTTCCAAGTCAAATGGAGCAGTCAATTCAAACTCCACAAGAGACTTGTTTTCTTGTGTCTTTTGAGAAATTACATAAGAGTCGCGAGAAATTTCAGAATTTGGGTCTGCAACTCCATAAGGATTAATGCCTCCTTCAAAATTTACATCGTCAATGTATTTAACAAAAATTTTAATTCTTTCTAGTTTTGCGAATTTAAAATCGTTTTTTCGGCGCAAAATCTGACTAATTACCAACTGTTCATTGCTGATTCTAATCTTTGGACGACTGATTCGATTGAAAATATTTGTTTCAAAATCCTCAACTTCAACTGCCAAAGGCACATAAGCAATGTTATTCAACACAATCTTGCCTTGTAATCCATTAGAGCATGGATGGAACGGGAAGAAAGAGTCTGGCTCATTAACCGTATCGTAATAGATTTTGTAAAACTCTAAAACGGCTGTTGGCTCTAAATCAAGTAAGTCTTTAGAAACTTTGTTGTTAATGGGCATGACTAAAAATAATAACGGTTCAAACTATAAATTACACGAATTTTTAGGAAGTGAGGACGAAAGGCAAAAACTGCTGCTTGTTTATTTGGAATTCTTCAATCGCTCTAGGCCATTAGACTTCAAATACAAAACTCTTTCTGAGCAAAAAACCAAATACGACGAACATTTTAAATACCTAATTGATCAAACGAAAATATTCTATGTATTGCAAGACAATCGCTTTATTGGATTCATATCTTTTGATATTGGCTTAAAAACACTTGAAATTCCAAAAGAACTAGAACAAATCATCAAACCACAACACACATGCGAATTTGTTTTTGCTGCTTCGAGATATTTTAATTGGAACCTTTTTCAACAATCAGCTTTTGGAATTTTTCAGTTGATTAAGGCCAAATATAATGTAAAATATATAGCTGGAAACGTGCGCAGAAAACATAAAAAAAGACAATTCATTGCAATTGCCCAAAAACTTTTTAAATTTAAAACCATAGAAGACTTCGCATATTATGAAATACCGTAATCAGTTTGACTATAATGGCCAATGTTCCGATTCAGGATACTCTGCCGAAACTCTTTTTTCAGAAATGGCTGAAAAACGAGGTTGGAAAGTCTTAAAAGCAGACCGCAAACAACAACTCTCCCATGTTGATGTTTATTTAGACCACAAAAAACACGGCACTGTTTCTTTTGATGTTAAAGCTCAAAAGAAAGTGAAACGCACAGACTCAAATACAAACGATAAATATTTGTGGGTAGAGTTCGCGAATGTGGCTGGCAAAGAGGGTTGGCTTCGCGGCAGTGCTGATTTGATTGCTTTTGAACAAGAGAAGAATTTCTTAATTGTTAGGAGACAAGCTTTGTTAGATTTCTGCGAAAAGAACGTGGACTTCTCTGATAAGGTTGAGAGTTCTGGTGAGGCAGTGTATCGCATTTATCAGCGAAAAGGCCGCAAAGATGAGATTTCACTGATTCCTATAAAAGATATTAGAGAGCATTTATCTTATTCTCTTTGGAAGAAGCCATGATGGAATTTTCTCCATGCAAGCATAAATGGATTTGGAGCATGATTTTTATTCGTGTTCCTAAAAACGCCAGCACTTCTATCTATTCTCACCTTGGCGATCTTAATTTGATTAAAAAACATGAAAAAACCTTTCATGATGTTTTCTTTAAAAGAAACCCATATAATCAACGAGTCTCGACTACGCACGTTAAACCAAACGAAATTTATCAAATTTTTGGTTCAATGGTTCACAATTACATGTCTTTTTCTGTAGTTAGAAATCCATTTGATCGTACAGTTTCCTTATTTCAGTATGCCAAAGAAAAAAAACTAGGCAATCTTTATCAAAGATCAAATGACGCATCTTTCGAAGATTTTTGCGAAATTATGAGTGAAAATTACGCAAATAATACAAAAGATTTTATTGCTACTCATCAACAAGTTGAGTGGTTCGAAGGCGCATTTCAGCCTAATTTTATTCTTCGTTTCGAAAATATTAAAAATGATTTTAAAGAAATGCTTGATCTTTGCGAAATCAAACACATTAATCCAGATATTCCGCACGAAAACGCAAGCAAAAGATCAGATTATAAAGACTATTACAATTCCAATACAAAAAAGATAGTTGAAAAAATCTTTGAAAAAGACATTGACACATTCAAATATACCTATTAAGGTAAGACATGACTGGTAAAATTAAAATCATTGGCGCAAACAATCAAGCCCATCTTGATTGGATGGAAAAAGAATTTGAGAACTGCACGATTGAACACGCTGGCGGAAACGCAGCAGTTCACAGTGTTAAAGTTCCAGATCGAGGCGAGTTTCCTTTTGAGCTTTACAAAACTATTGTTATTCAAGACCGCATCATCTTTGAGGGCTATGCTCATTTTGAAGATAATCTTGGCCGTTTAGCAATCGAATTCTTTCCTCAATGAAATATTTAATTATTGATTCTCACAAAGGTTCGCTGAAAGAACCTCAAAATCTTCACTGGCTAAATGCCAAAAAGATCAAAGACTTTTTGATTCAAAGCGGCCATGAGGCTGACCTCATCTGGAGCTATCCAACAGTCAACGACAACATTAAAGGTGGCTATGACCGAATCATTTTTAATCATGCAAGTCACTATTCTTACGTTGACTACGCTTGGCTAAAAGCTAGTCCAGAAGCAAAAATCTTTTACATCACAAACGAATACAACCTTGGCGAACCAAGAGCTTTGTGGATGGGAGTGAAAGAAGGTCGTCGCTACGAAGTTATTGCCAATCATGGTGGCAGCATTTCTAAAATCGTAGAAAAATATTTGAACGGTTGGCACTTTGTTAATTTGAACTGTCTAGTTTTTGACCCCAAAGAAACAACGGCCCCAAAAGAAGGATGCATTTATTATGGTTCTTTTCGCAAGAATCGCGAAGTCTCATTCCGTAAATATTTAAAAGGCAAAGTAACTGTTTCAACACACCAAAAAAACCGTGAAAAATTTAACGCAATTGAGGTCAACGGCCCATTCATTGATCGAATCAACTGGTCAAAAGAAGGACTCTCTGCTTTCTACTCTAGTCTCTACATTGAGGACGAGATTAACCATGTCAACTATAATTGTTTGGCTAACCGATTCTATGAAGCTCTCAATTATAGCGTTCTTACTCTATTCGATTATGAGTGTAAAAACACCATTGCCATGTCTGGTTATGACGTACCTCCTTATTGCATTATTGGTAATGAGCAAGAACTCGCACTAAAAACTCAATTTCAAATGCCAGAAATTCGCGACTATTGTTTGCGAGTCTGGAAAGAAAAAGCAGCAGAAGAGGTAAAAGAAACCTTGACAAAAATCCTTCTCATTGTAGAATAGTTAACAACAACACAACCACAAACAAATAAAAAATAAATAAAACCTATGAGCAACACCATTGCCAAGGCAATTGAAAAAAGCGGACCCGAACAGATTGACCTCTGTTGGGCAATCCTCAAGTATAAGGAAATCGGCGTTCTTCGCAAAGTCAAAGCCCTTTGTTCGGCATTTGGTTTGGACTTGGAACAAGTAGTGTCCGAGCTTCCAAAAGAAGAAAATGGTCGCATCATTGATTGGGAAACCCGTCACATGATTCACGACTCCCTTATCAAGATGACCAAAATCAACAAGCAATAACATGGAAAACAAATCAGGCGTTAAGTGGTATTCAGTTTATAGTCAAAAGGGCGAGCATCAAGCCTCTTATGATCAGTATTTCTCTGATGCGTATGTTTGGGCCTTAGATTGTGCCAAACATATTGGTGGCTACATTTGCGAGTGCGAGGTTGGCCAAGAGGAAAAAGTGATTTTCAATGCTCTCAAAAAGCAGCCGTGAAAATATTGGACGCAATTCCTTTGTTATTGCAGCTTGCGGTTGAATACTTCAAGTTGCGTAATAAATCCTTTCTTTTCGATATTTTGGAGAAGTTTGACAACAGGATTGATAAACTAACCTCTCAAAGAAATCAAGCGCGTCAAATACCCACTCCCGAAGGCCAGAAAAGAGCCACTGAATTCGATGAAGAAATTATTGAAGAGCAGCAAAAAATGCACATCTTCCTACAAGATTTAAAAAAATGAAAAAGACTATTCTAGCATTAATGATTTGCGGATGTTGCCAAAAATACATTCCCGAAAGGAATCTGGAACAGCAACCTCCAGAGCTTTTCATTCCGCCAAACACAAGCGTAGCCACTACTCAAGGAGTCTATACCACTGGTAAAGACATTGAAATCTGGCACTCTCACAAGAAATACTCTTCTTTGCAAGACGAGCTTTCCAAATTCAGACCACTAAACTAAAGACTAATGAGCGAACTACAAGAGCGTCAACTCTCCGATTGGAATAACAGCCAAAGCTGGAATGCATTTTTTGAACAATTTAATGAGTATTTAAAAACATTGGCCCACTCATACAAACTTCCATCACAAGATGTGGATGATGTTGTTCAAGAGGTTTTCATTTCAATGGCGAATTACTTTCGCGAAAATAAGTTCGACTCGTCAAAGGGAAACATTTATTCTTGGGTCACAACATTTGCCAAGTGGAGAATGGTTGACATTATTCGCCGCAATCAACGTCAGCACAAGCATGTTACAACTGGCGACGATCTTCTCATGGAAATGCAGCCAGACGAGAATCAAGACCTTGATGCAAAACTTGAGAATAATTATCAGCAAAAACTCTTTGTTCAAGCTTTGAAAAATCTTGGCAAAGTTCACAAGAGCAAAGACTATATGATCTTTTGCGATATGCATTTTAACCAACTAAATAATGATCAGTTGATGAAGAAATACAAAGTGAACTGTGGCACAGTTTACATTGCTAAACACCGCATGATCAAAAAAATCAAAGAGGAAGTCAGCAGAATCCTCTGCGAAGAGCCAAACTACTAATGCAGTTTAAAAAAGGTGTTTCAACAGAGAAGGTAGAGTTAGGAAACTGGCGCGGAGAAACTGCTGTTTTTAAATACCTAAAAACAAATGGCAAATTCATAAGAGAACTAGATGCTTACAGAATACTGGAGTCTTGCGAGTTTGTGCCAAAATTATTGGCAAGTTCCATAGATGATAGAGTGATTGTCACTAAATATGTTGGCCAATCGTTAAATTTAAAATACCTTCCACCAGAGAGAAAAAAGTTTAAAACTCAAATCCAAAATATGAATCATGAATTAGTTCATGTTTATGGAATTCATCACAATGACATTCGGTGGAAAAATGTGGTAGAGTCTGATGACGGCAAATTGTTTTTAATTGATTTTGAATCTTGGACCTCAACAGAAAAAGGCTCCAAAGAGCGCGACCCTGAAAAAATCTTATCTTGACAAAAGACAAGCATGGGTTACTGTTTACTATGAACCTATCCCTTTGCTGCATCTCAAAAACATTGTCTGATAACGGGCAGAGCTTTCGCTCTATGACTTATACGCAGTTTGCCAAGCTGCCATTCAACGCTGCTATCAGCGAGCTTTCCGAGCGCATCTTGCACAATTTCAAGATGACGCTCAATACTATTCGCTTCTGTCAGCTTAACAACATTCAAGGCTATCGCTTGTCCTCTTCTCTTGCTCCAGTATTGACGCACAAGAACGTCAATCTGCGCATTGCAGACCTGCCCAACATCGCTGCTATCCGTAGTGTTTGTGACTCTATCAAGCAACTTTTGGCGCAGCATCCTCTTCGCTTGTCTGCTCATCCTAGCGAATACATCACACTATCGTCTGACAATCCAGAATGCATCAATAACAGCATCCTTGACCTACAGCAACATGCAGAAGTGTTTGACTTGCTTGGTCTTCCTCAAGACTATCGTTCGCCGCTCAACATACATGTTAGACAGGATGGCGACCCTCAAACCATTGCAGACAAGGTATTGCGCGTTTACGATCAACTGCCAGACAATATTCGTCAACGCCTTGTGCTTGAGAACAATGACAATGCCAAAGGTGTTTGGGGCATCAAGAATCTTGTCAAGTATTTCTACGGTTCTCGCAACATCCCCATCACTTACGACTCTTTGCATCACAGCATCTTGCATGACAATCTAGCAGCAGAGGAAGCATTCAATCTTGCTTACGAAACTTGGCCAACTACTCCACTGTTTCACTACAGCGAAGGCATTGATGGCACTCGTAAACATGCTGACATGCCAGTTTCAATTCCCAACAACTATGGCCGTGATGTTTATTTTGATGTGGAACTCAAACACAAATGCCAAGCTATTTTCCGCATTCGTGAGTTGACAAAGCAAGCAATCTCCGCATAATGTAAGCATGAAAAACAAATTTTGGTACCCTGTTCCAGCTTCTCAAACATGGGAGGGTTGGGAAACTTGGCGCAAAAACATTAAGAAACAATATCCAATTCAGTATTGGATGCGCGAAACTGCGCCTCATTGGTTCTCAATTCATATCAAATGGCCATGTCGAGAACTATACTGGAAAGTTTATCGTTTTTTCAAGCCATGTCATAAGGATATTCGCAAGGTTATTCCTCGTCAGTGGAGCGACATCTCTAATTTAATTGTTGAGGTTAATTTTGCCATGATTCTTTCGTTTAAGAAAGAGGCTGAATCTTCTTTTGTAGATTGGGATGGCACACCCGAACATCGCAAATTCAAGAACTGGCTTGATTCTGCTGTTCATTGGATTGAAGAAGGCAGGCCAAATTGTGAAGCGCAGCGAGACGTTTTGTATCCTCCACATCCTCTGCCACCAGAATTAAAAAATAAAACTTATGATGAACTTTATGGTGAACTTAATAAAGTTGAAGCACTGATTGCTCAAACAGACACTAGCATTCTCAAACAAATGGTTGAATACCGCGATTACTTTTGGACATGAAAATCAATAGAGAAAAACTATACGAACTTTATCTACAAGCAATGGATGAAATTCTTGACGAGTGCGATTGGAAAACGCATTTCACTGCACAAGAATGCGTGTATCTTGTATCGAGAGTTCTAGAACAAAACCCCGAACTAATTAAAAATGACTAATAAAGTTGAACTCATTGGATTCTATGGTAGCGACGAGATTCATGCATGTTCTGCTTGGACATCCACTAGCCGCGACATCACGGAAGAAAAGCGCGAACGTATTCCCAAGCTTTTGAAGATGCTTGCAGAACAGGGACATCACACTCCTTTTGAAAAAAGCAGCCTGCATTTTCTTGTGGATTGCGACATTGCTTCTCACATCCACCTACTCAAGCACCGTATTGGCGTTTCGATCAATGGAGAAAGTGCTAGGTACAAAGAACTGAAAGAAGATAAGTTTTATATTCCTGATGATTGGGCTGCATTAGATGGTCATAGTGGTGAGGAATGGGACTGTCCTTGGACAAATTTTTCTGTTGATAGTTGGGCAGAAACACTTCAAAAGTTTACCGAAGAAGGTAATGCATTATACCATCAGTGCCTCAAAGAGCTTGAACCCGTTCTTGGTCGCAAACGCGCAAAAGAATCTGCTCGCTTCTTCAAGACTTACAATTCGCAAATTCAAGCTGATGTGATGTTCAATTGGCGCAGCTTCCATCATTTCTTAGAGCTTCGCAACAAACCAGAGGCGCAGAAAGAAATTCGCGATATTGCAGAATATATGCTTCTTCTTGTAAAATATATTGAAGGCAACCCCTTCAAATACGCACTTGACGCTTTTGGATATTAGTCTATATTGCAGCATGAATACAATCAACCACTACACAGACTTTGCCAATGCTGAAAAATATGCTAAAAATTATGACGCAGTAGTTTCTCTTGGTCATTTTCTTCCTGAAAGATTTCGTGAAGGGAAAAAATATCTGTTTTTAGATTTTGAAGACGAAACCTTTGCCTCTATTAATATAGACCCAACTAATGCAAAATATGCTCCCCAAGAATCCCATATACAAAAGTTTTTGGATTTCATTCGCGATTTGTATCCTATTGACAAGTTGTTGGTTCATTGTTTTGCTGGATACAGCCGCAGCCCAGCAGCAGTCGCAATCGCAAAATGCGAGCGTGATAGAAAAAGCCTTGACATCGCTCTACAAGAGTTGTATGATGCAAGGATTCCAGACAAATTGAAGCCACATCCAAACGATGTAATACTTCATCAATACACAATGATTCGATGAAACTACTAGGATTTACAAACGGCAAACAAATTGTAGCGTCAATTGCACGTCATGACTACAATAGTCTTGGCGAGGGAACTGAATACATTATGGCTGATGGTGGCCAACCGAACATTGGAGACTCAGCAGGTTACAATAGGAAACATGGCAAACGAGTTTGGTTCGAGGTTCCTCAAACTTTTGCCGAACTCTACAATGATTGGAACCAGTCACTTAATAAACCAAGAAAATATGGAACTTGGAACTATAATGAAGTAAAAATCCTAACGCCAGAAGAGGTTCCCAATACTGAAAGTTTTGAGTGGCAAGCTGAAAACGCTATTTGGGGAACGTGTGGAATTAATGGCGATCAACCAACTTCTTATATTATGCTGAAAGACTGTTCGCCTGAACATTTAATAAACATTAAAGAACTATGCGAAAAGCGCAAAAACAATTCATTACTAAAAATAGTCAATTTTTGGGTCAGCCAAAAGTGTAAAGAATAGTATGATTAATTGGATTATCACTCATCAACTTGACATCTTTCATGCAGTTACAGCCACGATTGCGGCCTTTGCTGCAATTGCAGCTTTGACTCCAACTCCGAAAGACGACACTTGGGCAGGCAAGCTCTACAAGATTGTGGATTGGCTCGCTCTCAATGTTGGCAAAGCCAAGGATAAATAATACCCCTCTTATAGACTTCGGTTTATAGGACGCAGAGCGGCTCTATTTTGAGCCGCTCTTGCATTTTTTGTCATAGCGCTGAAAAAGCTCAAAATACTCTTCTGATAAGTTTTCAAACTTACTAAGGATTTTTTGCGGGAAATTCCTATAGAAACATTTGTTTTTAATCTCTATAGTTTCAGAAATCCACTTGCGCGATTGCGCCATATACAAGTAGGAAAACATGTAAGCATTAGCAGACTGAGCATAAGTTTCGGGCGAAATAATGTGCGACCATCTCTTTTTTATTTTTTTGATGGACCGTCTCTCGCAGTCAGACTCAAGAGCAATCACATGTTTTGCTGTTTCTGTGGGATTTTTAATGTTTTTAATCTTGAGCAACCAATCAAAAAAACTATTAAAATTGCGCGAAACTTTCTGATTGTGCCATATAGACTGACGGTTTAGCCACTGATCAAAGTGGGAATCTTCGTGAACAAGAGTGGCAATGACCCATTTTAAAGGTTTATTCACTGCAATGGCTAGTTCCTTGGGAGAATCAGAGAAGAAACCGCCGCAACTCCCGCCTCCAGAATAAACAACAGAACCGCTGGAAACTCTAAACTTGACTCCATGTTTTGCGCATTTTTCGTTGATTTCGTAAAAATAGTCCTGCACATCTTTGGGAAAAGAGTTTAAGATGGCGCGAGCTTTCTTGTCTATTTTCACAGAAATATTTACACCTTGGAACCGTACTTCTTGCATGAAAAAGACCAGTTTTGACGATTCTTGGAAATTTTGGATTTGGGACAACGTAAAGAGAGGTTCCTCCAAGAGAGAATTGGCACAAATTTTGCTTGACAAAGGCTTTGATGAAAGCCTAATCATTCAAGAATTTTCCATGCCAGACATCTTAAAAAAGGTTGAAGGCATTTCTCCACCCGTTAAAATTGAAGATTTGACTGCTAAATTTGGCGCAGAAAAAATCTCTGATAAATTAAACATCTTTAAAATCAAGAACGCTTTGACACAGGACCAGTGTTCTCGCGCCATTGAAATCATCAAGAATCGTTGCCAAAAATCTTCTGTGATTGACTACGATAACGGCGGCAGCAAGATTTCCGACTTTCGCACAAGCTCCACTGCTCATTTGTTCCGCAATTCTGACCCCACAATTGCTGAGATTGAAGATGCTATTTTAAACATTGTTGGCATTCCAGAGCAATACAGCGAGCAAGTTCAAGGCCAATACTACAAAGTTGGCGAGCAATTTAAGCCTCATTTTGATTCTTTCTTTCCTCTTAGTGATGACCAAAAAAAACAGCTAGAGCGACACGGCAACCGCACTTGGACAGCAATGGTTTACTTGAATGACACTCCCAAAGGAGGTCACACTAGATTCACAGAAATAGACTTGGAAACAAAACCCGAAACTGGCACAATGATTCTTTGGCAAAACACTAGAGAAGGTTCAAACATTCCTGAATCAAAGCATTGGGGAATGCCAGTTGAAGAAGGAGAAAAATTCATTCTGACAAAATGGTTTCGCGAAAAACCTTACCAAAATCTTTCTTGACAACTAAACCTTTGGGGTTATAGTGTTGCTCACATGACACTATTTTTTATTTTTGTATTAGCAATGATTGCTGCGTTTTCGAGTGACACGGAACTATTTGAGAGCTTTTTTAAACGATGATTATGAACGAAGAAATGTTAAATGACCAAATTGCGCAACTGCAAACTGACTTGCTAATCATGCGCAAAAAGAAAGAATACTATGAAGCGTTTTATAGTCCATGCTTGCGCATTTATTATGGTCGCATTGCAATGAGCAATGAAGCCGTTGTTGCAGGCATTGAAGAGATTGAAAAACTTTTCAGAGAACCAAACATGAACTAATAAAATGGGCCTTTTTGACAATATCATTTTTAACAAGTCAGTTATCCAAGGAATTGCGCCAGAAGTTGATAAATATCTGCGACTCTTGAGACAAGAAGAAGTCACCTTTCAAACCAAAGACTTTGACTGCGCCTTAAAAAACTTCTTTATTGAAGAAGGCCGTCTTTTTGCAGAACACATTGAAGCCCAATGGGTTGAAGAGAACGGTCCTTTTGGCGGTTTCATGGAACCAATTTCCAAAGAAAAGAAACCGTGCAATAAAACTTGCACCATTCAAGCTTATGACGCGCTTAATTCGGAAGAGGTTGATATTTGGATTGAAATTCAGTTTGTATTTATTGATGGGTTTTTGCAAAAAGCCTCACTGGTAGGATATGAGGAAACGGATGCAGCAATCAGAATTGAGCGAGAAAAACAATTCCAAAAAAAGTTGGCAGAATCAATTGCATTCGGCAAAACTTTTCGAGGCAAAGTGCAGGGAGCTTTTGGGCAATTTTTGCGCAAGTTCGCACGCAAGATTATTAATTTTGGCAATCTCATACAACGAATTTCATTCAAATTCTAATATGGAAGAAGATTTTGAAATGCGTCTCATGAATAAATATCCAAGTTTGTTTTACAAGAACGAGCTTGAAGAACCAACATGTCCTTGTGGCGTTTGGGTTCCCGAAGGATGGGAAAAAATCGTGGATAATCTTTGTGGCGCAATCGTGGATTACACCACTCTTACATATCGCCAAGGTCAGGAAATCCTGTCAAAGAAATATTACCTTTGGCGCGTTCCGCATTTCTTGCTTAAAAAAATTCACTATAAAATCATTAACCTCTTTCCAAAGCTGAACGGTTATGAGTTAAATAAACCATTTTATAATTTTCTGCACAAGCTTTCGGCCAATGCATTAAAACACGCAAAATGGATTAAAATATATCCACCCGCTGTAAAGATAGAACAAATCAAAGAGAAATACTCTGACCTGAGAGTATATGTGAGCGGTGGAGATGAACAAATTCAAGGAATGATTAACTTTGCAGAATATTTGTGCAGCAAAACTTGCGAAGCTAGTGGAGAAGAGGGCGCTCTCTGCATTAGGGGAGGTTGGTTGCGAACACTCTCTCCAAAGCTGCTTGAGCAAGAGCCATACAAAGGCTATAAAATAGCTAAACAAAAATAAAAAAAACAATGTCAGCAGGCAAAGGCGATAAACTCCGCAAAGGCGCAAATCTTCCCTCTTATTGGGAGAACTATGATAAAATCTTTGCTAAGAGAAAAACCATGAAAGAGTGGCAAAAACATTTTGGCCATTTGATTCTTGACTTTAGTGGTTTCCGCGAATATAATTCGGACGATCTTCTCACGGAAGACGAGTATAAAAAAGCATATAAATTCTCCCATGAAAATCATTAAAACAGAAGGCTGCACAGCCTATGGCTGGTCTTTTGACGGTAAAAGCTCAGTGGACCTATCTCCAGAAGAAGAGAGGCAAATTTTTATTTACCTTTGTTTGAAATTTCAAGAAAAAATGAAAGACGGCTGTTTGTCGCTTACTGATTTTGTAGAAGTTTTTCGTTATGATGATTATGAAAACGATGGAATAGTTTGTGACCAGTGTGGCGATTCAGTCACAACAACAACTTGGGAAATTTAAATATGAAATTAATTTCAGAAGCGCAAACTCTCTTTATTAACGTCATAGATCGTTTGGACAATCCCTCATACTCGATGTATGAGGATGCTGTTCCTTTCAGCGACGAAGAAAAATACAACATTCTTCGCTATCTAACAAACATGCTGGAAGCAGAAGAAGAAAAACTATGGAAACAAATCAATGATTGAAGATGTCGCCATTCCAAACGATGTGTGGGAAGCCGCGCTCACTGTTTCTAACTACGCCAAAAAGCAAGGCTGGAGCGGCGATTGGTGCATTGCTGATGTTTGTTCGCGAGAAACCATGAGCGCTCTCAACAAAGAAATCAAACAATGGAAAGCCAACCACGACAATCAGGTAAAATTAAAAAGCATTTTAATCCAACGTCCAGACCTTAAAGATCGCGCAAATCGCATGTCAAAATTTATTGAAGAAAACCAAAAACTCCAAACTCGCCTCGGAGAACTCATTTCTTCCTACGAAGCTGATCTAAAACAGTTTGAAGAGGGTTATAATTATGTCGAAAATGAGCTTGACTTTTACATGCAAAAGGGTAAAATGAGCAAACTAGAAGACATTGTTACTGAACTCAAACAATTACTATCATGAACGCCTTCGCTCGCATCAGCCACAAAACTCAACTCTATAAAAAAGTTGGTAAAAAATACATCGAACATAATGATCCTTATTTATTGGATGGTTTGGAAGATGGCTGGTGGCTTGTAAAAGTCGCGCCAAATAGCAAAACTATTCGCTCAATTGTTTACCCAGACAATGCAGAAATCATTGCCGCTGCCAAGGACAAGGAAGATGAGCTTGTGGCAATCATTCGTGAAGCTAGTGAAGCCAAGCCCAAAGAAGCAATTCCCATGAGTAAACAATGCCGCAAAGATTGGCAAGTCCTGATAGAGAAACATGGAAAAGAACTCAGCACAATCTACTACCCATCTTTTCAAGAAAACGCCGAAAAGATTGTCAAAGCCTTAATTGGTGAAAAGAAATGAAAGACATGACTGAAACACTCACCATTTACCGCACCTATTACTATGACTTGGGTGAGCACGGCATCACGCCAGACCATGAAAGTATGGCTGCTTTTTTGCTAGATGAAGGAGTTGTTTACTTATCAGCAATGTGGGATGCTGAAAACAACGAAGGCGCATATCTTTGCATCAATATTAATGATTATTTTCATCCTGCTGCTGATAGCGAAGATTTGCCTTGGAAAGATATTCCAAAACTGTTTGACATGTATCGCAAAGACGGCTATAATGGTGTAGCGCAATACGTTGCAGACAAACGAGGCATTCCAAACAAACGCTGGAAAGACAGACATAAAGAACTAATGCAAAAGGTTGATGATAAAATGAAAGAAAACTTAAATGAAGTTTAATACAAGTTTAGACTTGATGAACACGAAATCAGTTATTAATTTATGAACACACTACTAGCACTCACACTTGAACTTCCTGATTGGCTATTTGATGGCGGATTTTGGAGTGGATTTTTCACAGCTGTTGGAATTGGAGTAGCACTCATACTCTTTGCAGCCGCAAACTTTAACCCTTTTGGACGATGAACGAAGAACAATTCAAAGAAAGATACAAAGGTCGTGAATGGGAATGGCCTCATATTGGCGACAAAGCGAAATTCAAAGGTGCTGATGGGATGTTCTATCCACACCATGTCAATGTCATTCAATTTGCCAAAGACAATTTAGAGGTTGGAAAAATCTATACAGTTCGAAATTGTGAAGTTTACTCTTCGTGGTGTGCGGTATGGTTGGAAGAAATTGAGGGCGATCATTTCTTTCATCTCTCTATGTTTGAATGGCCCATTAAAGAATAAAAAATTATGTTTGAAGGATTTCCAAACGGACCAAATGATGAAGATGAAGACTATGTTCCACCACCTATGGCATGGTGGGAGAAAATTTATATGGTAGGAGGTATGAGCTTGTTTATCGTGAGCGTCTTAAACTTACTCAAATCATGCAGTGAAAATAAATGCCCATTTTAAATTATGATTCCAATCAAAGACAAAAAATACATGATCAATTTCAAAGGCCATTGGGGGTCTTATGTTGGTGAAGGCGTATGCACGGGTGATGTTAATGGCTTTTGCGGTGAAAACGGCGATACTTTTACCTATGGATTTAAAATTCCCCTTGATGAAGAAACTTGTTTCTTTCTTGAAACAGACATTGTTGCGGAAATTGCTGACGATAATCAAGTCAGACCACTAATTTGTGACCCTGACAATTATCCAGAAGATTCTGACTACTGCAAAACTTGCGGCAGTTGTGGTGAAACTGGCTGCTGCTCTCCAATCAACTGCCAAGCAGTCAAATGCAAATACGGCGAAATCAATTTAAAAGACTATGAATGCACTCTCAACCAATGGGAGATTATGCGTAAGGCTTTAGGAGAACTTGCAGATTTTGATGATAATAAAGTTGCAATAAACGCATTAAATGCAGTTGACAAAGAATGGGACAAACTCTATAGTAAAGAATGATCACAACAATTAATAAAGACATTCTGACAGTTGACAAAGGAGTGATTGTTCACTCTGTCAATTGCATTGGAGCAGTAGGTGGATTAGCAGGCGCAATTGCTCGCAAATGGCCCAAGAATGCAGAAGAATACCGTGCTCATGTGAAACGTCAAAAGCTGCCCATTATGCTGCTAGGCAGCGTTTTTGAAGTGAATGTGGCGCATAATGTTGTTGTAGCAAATCTGTTTGGTCAGAACAATGTTGGCACCAGAGAAAGACAAACAGAATACTCTGCTCTCATTGCAGGCTTTAAGAGTATTGCTAGTACGAATTTTCACGGTAATGACAAAGAAACGATTCATTTTTGTGGAATTGGCTATGAAAAAGTGCCTATTGATTTAACAGACATTTACATTCCATATAAAATCGGCTGCGGTTTGGGTGGTGCTGATTGGAACATTATAGAAGAAATCTTGCACAAAATATTTGAAAAGAGTTTTAATGACGTTTATATTTGTAAACCAGATTTCTGTTGACAAAAGTTCCTTGCCCATGTAACCTTTTTTAAGAAATATGAAATCATCAACACAAACTTTGATCGCTGCTCTTAGAGTCTTGGCGCAAGATATTGAAACAGAAGACGGCATTGTTAACTCTTGCTTGCTAGAAGCAGCAGATCGTTTGCGCGAATTGTCAGAACAGCTAGAAGACTCCCGCCAACTCAACAAAGACACTTTTGAAATCTTTTATGGACAAGAGTAAAGTTGAAACCGCAAAAGCTCTAGCAGAAGCTCATCTTGGCTCTATTTTTGACAAATATTTAGTGATTGGCTTTAATGTTGAGACGGGCGAAGACGTAATATGCAACTGCACAACAGAACAATTAAAACTATTGCTTTTGATTTTTCAACAACGAGTGCAAAACTCCGATGCACCAACCACTAACTGATCTTCAATTACTTGGGCTGCTATTTTTAGCAGGTTTTGGTATTTTTATTGGAATTAAAATGATACTCTCTACTCATGAATAAAACACAAAAAACTGCAATTAAAAACGCTATTAAAAAACTTCAAATTGCCTCCATGCTTCTTGAAGATCAAAAAGACATTGTGGCAAATCATAGCCTTTCAGCAGCTATCTTGTCTGGCGCAGAAGCTTTTGACTGTCTCGTTAATGGATTTCCAGATATTGTTGAAGAGATTCAAACTCCCCTGATTGATAACCAAAATCAACTCAAGTTCAACTTTATGGTTGACAACTCTCAAACCACTGATACAGTAAACCCATGAAAGCAACCCTCACACTAAACAACAAAGAATACAAAGTTAACCTCAACAAGCTCATGCAGCTTGGCGTGGTCGAAGACCTTGACACTAGCACCGAAGAAGACCTCGACAATAAGATCGAATGGTTTGAAGCTGGTGATGTTTTTTGCCATGAAAACGGCTTTGTGCTAATCTTGGAAACTAACAATGATTACGGCAGACCGAAGCGTTATCAAATTGCTGGACTTAACGGTTTGAAAGTGTATTCAGACTTTCCTGAGCCTGTTGGTTTTGGCACTATTCTTAGTTTTTTGAATGATGGAGACTACAAGTTTGTCAAAAACATCAATGAAGACGTTGATAAGCTAATCAATTCATAAAAATTTTGGGGCAAGCGGCATAGTTGGAGAGATGCGAAAGACTGTAAATCTTTTATCTTTGATTGAGTAGATTCGAATTCTACCTTGCCCACCAAAATTATCTACTAATTTCTTCCCAATCAAGAGAGGCGAGAACTTTGGCTGGATTACCGCCAGTAGCGCTTCCAGCAGCAACAACAAGAGTTAGTTCATAAGGCGTATTGGTTAACCCATTTCTTTCTAACTGGAATTTAAATAAAGCCTCTTTTAAAATGTCTAAGGCAGGATTAGACTGATTAGACTGGCTAATAAATCCAGAGGCGACAGTTCTACCGCCCGAAATACTTGTAGCATCCATTTTATATTCCACTGCTGAATTTGTTCCAGTAGGTGTCCAAGTTTCGCTGCCACCACTCGTTGTGCCACTGAGAATTAATTTCCATCGAAAATTTCCAGAAGAAGCGGGTAACAAAGATATAGCTGTCAAAATAACAATAGCGTCAAGTTTGGTTGATTTTAATCTAATTGTTATGATTGGATAATCAGTATTTGTTGCAGTGATTAATTCGTATGGAGCAGCAACATTGCTGCTGATTGATTGCTGCGCACCTCTTAGTTCATAACCACCCTCTGAAATAAGAGAACTACATATTTGTTTGAGTGTGCTGTTGCCAGAAGTGTTGGCGGTATTAATTATTTCATATCTTAAAGGAAGAGAAGCAGTGGTAATGTATGTTGAATCAATGACGTTTGCGTGTTGAAAGGTGTGGCACAAAATAAATTTGCCGTCAATAACAAAACCCATTCTCACAGAGCCAAGACCCAACCACTCAATGTCCATCCATAAAATTTGAGCTTTGGTAATGTCAAGAGTTAAGCCAGATGCGCCGTTGCCATCTAGTTTGTCTCCATTCCAGCTAGACTGCTGAACTCTTGTTTCTGTTGGGGGAGAACCATCAACCAATGAACGCTCAACAAAGTTTAGTGTAGAGCCGTCAAGTTCCAAAAACATTCCATTATCCGCGCCAAAATAACCAACCCTTTGTCTTAGACCAGTTTTGGCTGGCGACATTACAAATGTATTTAAATTCAAAAGAGACTTGCCAGGCTGATAGGCAAAAACTTTTGTTGTTTCTCTTGTGACATAAGAGCCAGAACCACTGGTCACGTTCATGTCTATCAAGCCTTGGTTTTGGTTAAAAGAAACATATCCACCAGTTCCACTAGCAGATGCCCAAAGACCATTATCAGCGTATCTGTGACTTGAATCGAACAGAGTCAAAGGCTGAGAAGTTCTCATGCGCCCAAACGCATCAAAAGTAGTGGAACCAGCACTATTTGCAAAACTTAAATCATCTTGTCCAAGCGGCCTATAACAATCGTTGGCCTTGTCCAAAATAAATGGAATTTGACCAGCGGTATGCGATAACTCTGCAAGGTTTTGAAAAGCGTATAAGTCAGCCATCCATTTAATTACACTTTTTAACCAACAATTTTGAAGAAGATTTTGACTTTGCTCTTGACAAGCTGCTTTTTGAGCCTATACTAACGCACAATGAAAACACAAACTCTTGCAAACCCACTCATCACTTCGGAAAACATGTCTTCCTCCATCATGGGCATGGACGCTAAAGGCGCAGACATGGCTACTTATTATCTTCGCGACAAGATTTACAGCGACAAGATTCTTGCTGTTGTGCGCGAATACATTTGCAATGCTCTTGATGAGCACAAGAAGCACAATATTGATCGTGCAGTGGAGGTTGGAATTCGTGATGAAGATGGCTCCAACATCTTTTTTGTTCGCGACTTTGCCAAGGGTTTGAGCGAAAACGATATTCGCAACGTGTTTGGCATGTATTTCCGCAGCACAAAGAGCGGCAACAATGAGCAGATTGGCGGCTTTGGCATTGGCAGCAAAGCTGCGCACAGCTACACTGACACTTTTTATGTGAAGAGTTACCACAATGGCGTTTGCTCGCTCTATGCTTGCGCTCTTGGTGGCGGAGAGACAGGAGTTCCTGTTGGCCACATCTTGAAAGTGAGCGAATCTCCCACAGAAGAGACTGGCTTGGAAGTTTATTTGGAAATTAAAACAGCTTTAGACATAAACTGGTTCAGAGAAAAAAGCGAGTTTTTTGTGAAGTTTTGCTCTGCGAATATTGTTTTTGATGCTTTTTATCATCGCACGGAACCTCTCAAGCCAGTTTCTCAAATTGAGAAGGACGGTTTTGTTTTCAGGTTTTTTGAAAGAGAGCCAAGTTTTTACGTTCGTGCTCATATTTATGTTGCAATGGGTAACGTGGTTTACAAAAACACATTTTCTAATGAAGTTTTAAAAAGCCCGAAGCTCAAAGAAAATCTCATGTTGTTTATTGATGTGCCTATTGGCGCAATGAGCTTGCCAATCTCGCGTGAGAATTTTGAAAACACAGCAAGCAATAACCGAGTTCTTGCTAACATGCAGCACGCTTTGCGTGAAATCGCCAAAGAAGACATTGATTCCATCAAGCCAATGTCTCTTCAAGAACTCGTTGAAGATCGCAACAATGTATTCCTTCATGGCGAAAACTTTTCAGTCTATAAGAAGAACATTTATTCTGACGTTTATCCTTTTATCACTGGAATTTCAACCGCTGGCGCTGGTGCAGACTTTGAAAAAGTCAAAGGCAAGCCCTTGTGTGCCATCATCAAATCTCGCAAAACTCTCGCATATTGGAGAAACAAGTTTGAAACTCTTGCCAATAAAAATGGTAAAAAATACTATCTAGTGTATGCAGAAGGTTTGAGCGGCTGCGACATGAGCAAGATCAATGAGGTTTTTGAAATGCGCAATGTGAAGAGCACCATCTTTGGCTGGCCAAAAACAGCAGGAGCTAAGGTTGATTTGTCCATGAATGCCTCCTTCTGTGTTCAAATCAATAGTGTTAGTGGTTATTACCTAACTTATGATTTAAATGCTTTGGAAGTTTATAATCACATTTGCACAATGGTTACTGGTTATCCTCAAACCGCCAACACCATTGAGGAAGCCAAGGAAAACATGAGCAAAATCACTTTTGATTCTTTGAAGAAGCTCAACAACTTCACGGTCAAGCAAGCCAATTCAACCAGAAATTGCAATACCACAGTGACTCGCAGTTCAACCATGCACAAGAACCTAGTCTCTCTTGGTTTCTTGGATGCAGAAAGCCAAGAATACAAGGACAAACACAAGCAAATCAGCGAACTTGAGGCTGAAAAATCCAAAGCTCGCCAAAACATTGACAATCTCAAAAAGAAATTTTTGAGCATTGATCTCTCAAACTCTCTAGTTGAAAAGGCCAAGCGAAACATTAAATTTGCTAAAAAAGCCAACTGCGTGTTTGAAAAGATTGCGGATGAAATTTCTATTCGCGGCAAAATCATCAAAACCATGAATGACAACAGTGGATATTACTACTCCAGCAAGCCAAACCTCTCTCGCCAAGAACTTCGCACCATTCTTCGCCTCAAATAATTCTTGACAAACCCTAAAACCAAACTATAATAACTGCACTATGAACTACATCATCAACCAAGCAGGCATTGTCCTGTTCCTCGACAACAAGCCAGTCAAACTCGAAAAGGGTTCCAGCCAATACGCCAAAATCATTGAAGCGTTTGACCTTCCCGAAAACGAACAAGAAGCGGCAATTCGCAAAGCTCTCGAAAAGACTGCTGAACGCGCTGAAAAGAATGGATTTAAAATCTCTCCAGAAGAGGTTTCCTACAAAGGCGAAACTCTTCCAAAAGCTCTTGCTGAAAAGGTGCGCTCCATTCATCGTGAAGGTTTGCCACTCAACTTGTTTGAGAAGTTCTGGCAAAACATTCAAGACAATCCATCTTCATCTTCTGTTCGTGAGCTTTATGACTTCCTTGCTTACAAGGAACTCCCCATCACTGACGATGGCTGCTTCCTTGCTTACAAGGGCTTGGAAAGCGATTTCTGGAGCATTAGCGGCAACAAGGACACGAAGGTTGTCAAGGGTCAGATTGATAATCATGGTCGCATTCTTAACTCTGTTGGCGCAGAGATTGAAGTAAAGCGCCGTGATGTGGACGACAATCGCGACAATCATTGCTCGTTTGGTCTTCATGTTGGCAGTCTCGACTATGCTCGCGGCTTTGCTCGCGGCTCTGTGGTTGTTGTTAAAGTGAATCCCAAAGATGTTGTGAGCGTTCCCACAGATTATAACTGCCAAAAGTGCCGAGTTTCAGCTTACAAGGTTGTTTCTGTGTTCGAGCAGGAAATCAAAGCTCCTGTTGTGGATGAAGACAACGAACCTGTGCAAAACGAAACTGTTCAAAAGCGCAGTGAATTTGTGGAGCGTGTTGAGAAGTATCTTGAAAATTGCAAAAAGAAAGGCTACTCTGCTGTTGGCATTCGCAAGATTCAGAACAGCTTTTCACCCGAATATCCCTCAAGGAATCGCGTGCTGGATGCACTTGATGAACTTGGTTACTTCTGGTATGAGGGAGAAGAGGGTTGGGAAGTTGACTTGGAAGATTAAGATCACAAAAAAGGGCGGGAGAAATCCCGCCCTTTTTATTATATTGAAACTCCCGTAAACCTAAAACCATCGTCAAACGGTTTGATAAACAAGCCTGTGGGCTGATTTAAAACGCTAATTTTACGATTAAATTCTCGGATAACGTGGTCGCGATAGTCTGACCTGTTGGTTCCAGAATTTGCCACAAACAAACCTGTCACATTGGTTCGGTAAGTTTGCCACGTTCCAGAACCAGTCGCATAGCTTGAGTGAATGTCTGCTCGTAAAATGTTTGGATTGGTATATGCTGGTGGAGACGGCGGCGGCGTTGGTGGCGAAGGTGGAGGCGTTGGTGGTGGTGTTGGCGGAGGCGTTGGTGGACTTGGACAAGAACTTGCGCCTCCAACACCATCAGTATATGAATATGTAAAACTAGCAAAAATAAAATATCCATTATACAGTGTGGAGATGCAAGAAGAGGCATACGCTGTCTGACCAACATTAAACGTATTGCTATTAGTATAAATTGTAGTAGAAACACTGTCGCAATCAATTCCAACATGAGCGTAGTATTGTGTAGAGACACCGCTGCTATACTTGTAAATGCCACCGCCACTGGAGATGGCTCCATTAAAAGTTGTGGTTAGGCATGGGTTACTATAGGCCGTATCACTGGCACTAAACGGAGTAGCATTAGTATAAATCGTAATAGAACCACCACTGCAATTTGTTACAGAGTGGGAATAAGAAGTTACGGGAGTTCCAGTGCCACTGCTGTATGAATAAACCGCTCCACTAAGAATAAAATATCCAGTGTAAGCTGTTGTTTGGCACAAATCACTGTAGGCAGTATCGGTATAAGCAAAACTGCTAGAGTTTGTGTAAATTGTTACACTGCTTCCGCTGCAATCTGTGCCAGCATGAGCATGGGTCGCATTCCCCGCTGTTCCGCTACCCGAAGTGTAAGTATAGATCGTATTATTTTTTACAAAAGTGCCATCAAAAAGAGACGATATATTGCAGTCTGAATATGCTGTATCAGTATAAGCAAAACTACTAGCGACTGTATAAATTGTTACGCTTCCGCCATTACAATCTGTTCCAACATGAGCGTAGTATTGTGTGGCTACGCCATCAACATATTTATAGGTATTTCCGCTGCGAATAAAAATGCCACTAAAAAGCGTTTTAAAACACTGATCGCTGTATGCAGTATCGGAAGAACTAAAAGAACTGTATCCCGTGTAAATTGTTGCAGCACCACCGCTGCAATTCGTTCCAGAATAAACATAAGGAATGCCACTGAAACTACCAACACCATTGCTATATGCGTAAACGCTTCCACTATGAATAAAGTCTCCAGTATAAGTTGTTGTTAAACATTGATTAGTATAAGCAGTATCGGTATATGCAAAAGAGCTTTGGTTTGTGTAAATCGTTACAGAAGCATTGCTGCAATCTGTTCCAGAATGGGCGTAAGTATTAGTAACAAGCGACCCGTTTCCAGAGGTATAAGTATAATAAGCATTATTATAAACAAAAGCTCCAGTATAGGGTTGGGCTGGATTAGCGGTGTCTGAATAAGCAGTATCACTAACACTAAAGGAATTATTAAGTGTGTAAATTGTAACAGGCGTTCCGCTGCAATCTGTTCCAGTGTAAGGATAATAGGTTGGTGGAGGCGTTGGCGGAGGCGGCGGCGTAGGAGGCGGTGGTGGAGTAGGCGGCGGCGGAGGCGTTGGCGGCGGCGGAGGCGTTGGCGGCGGAGTGGGCGGCGGCGTTGGCGTAGGCGATGGCGTTGGAGGCATAATTATTTTTACACTTATCCTTGAAAGATTCCATCTTTCAAAAGCTTTTTAAAAAGTGTAAAATACTAAAGGCTTATGAAAAAAATAGTTTTAATCTTATTTTGTCTGTTGGCATCAACCTTTGGCGCAGACTTGAATCTCGCCTCTTTCAAGATTGACAACGTGCTAGAAAAGCAGTGTTTAAATGCCAAAATCAAACCTCTTGCACCAGTTAGCGAAGACGTTTTCTTGCGCAGAGCATATTTGACCATCATTGGCCGCAATCCCACGTTTAGCGAATACAATGCTTATTTCTCTGCTTCTGCCGAAAATAAAAAAACAGAACTAATTAAATATCTATTAAAACATCCTGGCCACATTTCGCACATGTTTAATTTTTGGGCAGACGCTCTTAGAATGCGCGAAAGACTCTCGCCAATCAATAATTTTAATGGTGGACCATACATTGACTATGTGAAAGACTGCATTGCAGCAAACAAACCATATCATTTATTCGTTAAAGATTTGCTCCTAAGCTCTGGCAATTACTATTCCAACCCTGCTACTGGTTACTACTACAGAGACGTTGGAATGCCTCTTGACAACTTGATTGCCACAAACAAAGTATTTCTAGGCACAGACATTGGCTGCGCACAGTGTCACGATGACCCCTTCCAAGACTTCACACAAATGCAGTTCTACAAAATGGCTGCAATGTTTAATCAAATTGAGCTTCGCCCCAAAGAATCAAAAGAAACACGCGAAAAGATCAAAGCCTTGAGAGAAACCATTGACGCTCTCATTAAAAGCGACCCTGTTAAGAATCGCGGCTTAAACAATCAAATTAATAACTTTGTTCGCGCTACTCAAGCTGATCTTGAAATCCTCTCCACAAAAGAACTCAAGCTTCCTCATGATTATCAATACAAGGATGCAAAGCCAAACGACTCTGTTGTTCCAAGCACTCTTGACGGCAAAGGAGAAATCAAAAACAAAGAAGATTTGCGGCAAGACGCTGTGGCTTGGCTCGCCAATCCCAACCATCCCACATTCACAAAGAACATTGTGAATCGCTACTGGAACTTGGTGTTTGGCAAGTATATCATTTCAGAATACGACAACATTCACGACTCTGACGCTTTGAACAGTGAACTCATGAACACTTTGGCGAACATTTTTGTTGAACTAAACTATGATAGCCAAAAGTTTCTTTTTGTGCTTTGCAACACGAAACTCTTTCAGCGTCAAACATACAGTGGAGCTTTCGCCAACAGCGAAAACTTTATTTTCATTGGTCCAGTGAAGCGCAGACTCACCGCAGAACAGCTTTGGGATTCTGTTGTGGCTCTTTGCGTGGAGAGTCCAGAACAATATAAAACAGAATTTCACACTGAATACGCAAAAAACATGCAAACAACCATTGAGGATATTTCGTTAGAGAAGATGAGAATGAAGCTCGAAAAGTATAATCAAATTATGCGCGACAAATACTCTCTCGCGCCAAAGATTGCAAATGTTGTTGTTGCAAGAGCTTCTGAAATCAATGATGCCAATCAAACAAACACTATTCTTGCTCAACTTGGCCGCAGTGATCGTGAACTCATTCAAACATCTTCCTTGGAAGGTTCTGTGACGCAAGTAATCTCATTCATGAATGGTCAGCTTGCAAACATTGCCACAAACAAAGAAACATCTCTCATCAAGTCCTTGGCAGGCAAGTCTCCATCCGAAAAGATGGAAATCATTTACAAAAGCATTTTGAGCCGCAAACCCACACTATCAGAGAAGGCCGCATTCTCTGGCGCAAATGACGATGATGTTATTTGGGCATTGCTCAATTCAACCGAATTTAAATTCTCTAATTAATCTTATGAACTCTATCAATCGTCGCGACTTCGTTCTTCGTCTAGCCAGTGCAGGCTTGGGCGTTTCTGTGCTACCAGAAATTCACGCTGCACAGTCTGCCAACAAAGCAGAACACATTATTTACTTGTTTATGAATGGTGGCATGAGCCATCTTGATACTTTTGACCCCAAGAAAGACGCAGAAGTAAAAGGCAAATTCAATTCCATCAACACAAACGCTGATTATGCTATCAGCGAACACTTGCCAAAACTCGCCAAACACGGCGACAAGATGGCAGTGATTCGCAGCATGATGGTCAATACTGGCGCACATGAGCAAGCTCAGTATCTTCAACGCACAAGCTACAAAAAGATCGGCACAATCATTCACCCAAACATGGGCGCATGGATGTGTAAGATGCAAGACAAGGGAGAAAAAATCAGCATCCCTCAAAATGTTTTGATTAGTGGTCCAGCAGACCATCCTGGCGCTGGTTGGATGGCAAAGAAATATTCTCCTATTCCAATTCAAGACCCTCTTCGCGGCTTGGAGAACGCAAAGATTAGAAACAAAGAAGAATTCAGCAAACGCATTGAAGTTCTCAAGCAAATTGAACGCGATGCAATGAAGGGCGCAAATCCTTCTGAAAAGAGCTACACAGAATTCTACGATCAAACTGTTCGTTTGCTCAACTCATCCGAGCTTGATATTTTTGACCTCACAAAAGAGTCCGCAGACAAGAGAGAAAAATATGGCAACAATCGTTTTGGCCAAGGTGTTTGCCTTGCCAAGAGACTTATTGAGCAAGGTGGATGCAAATTTATTGAAGTGTCAGATGGTGGTTGGGACACTCACGTTAACAACTTTGATGCACTAGAAGATAAATTAGCAATTCTTGACACAGCTTTAACTGCTCTCATTGAAGACTTGCAAGCTTCTGGCTTGTTAAAGAAAACTCTCATTGTTGTGACTACTGACTTTGGACGCACGCCAATCATCAACGTGAACGATGGGCGCGATCATCATCCTGGCGCATTCTCTAGTGCTCTCATTGGTGCTGGCATCAAAGGCGGTCAAGTTTATGGCAAGAGCGATGACAAAGGCATGAAAGTTTTGGATGGCATTGTTTCTCCGCAAGATTTCAATGCTACCATTGCTGCTGCTGCTGGATTACAAACTGAACAAGTGTTAATTTCTCCAGAAGGGCGACCATTCAAAATCGCTGATAAAGGCAAGCCAATTCCATCACTGTTGGCGTAAACAAAAAGGGCGGCTGAAAAGCCGCCCTTTTTTATTGGTTTTAAACTAGCGTGAGCAAGTAAGATGTCTTGTGCAAGACTGCGAGCATTTCATCGCGAAGGTTGAGCAAATCAGTGTGTCCAGCGAAAACTTCATCGTAGCTTTTTAAAGTTGTTGCTTGTTCTGAAAGAATCATTGCAAAATTTGTTTCGCGCAGATTAGAGAACGCAATCATTTCGCCGCTAAAGTCAAGACGCTCATAGATTCCTTGATAGGTTTCCACAAACTCATCAATTTTTTCGCTTAATTCATCATAAAGATGACCAAAAGCTTGATGATTTGCATAAGAAAAGGTTTGCCAATGAAAAATTTTGAATTGATTTTGCAGGTAAATCAATTTTGTAATCAGAGAGGCGCGACCAGAGGCGACGATTTTTTCGGAAAAATCAACTTCAACATTCATATATGAATTATACACTTGACAAGCTCATTTTTCATATTATAATTAGCTACCCATGCAAGCACTCACCGAACAACTTCTTGAACTATGGTATGAATTAATTGGCGGCGATCATCACAAGGATCGCGACTGTCACTTCTACATCGAAAAAAACTTTTCAACTTACGAAAAATCAGAATGGCGACTGCATCATCGCGGTTACTTGATTGGCGATTATGAAAAAACTTTTCCCACTTATAAAGAAGCAGAAAAAGGACTGCAAGATTTGTTGATTGAACAAATGCTTTATTTTACAGAATATTGGGAAAGCAATACAGAACTGCGCGTTCGCCGCAAAGTTCAAGCAATTTTGGAAGGGAATAACTCACCTGCTAATGAACCTTCCAAATCGGAACGCAGGTAATCCGAGTTAGTTACAAGGGTGGCAAGTATCCAAAAGAGAGGGCCGAAATTCCCCGTGAATCAATACTCACAACTAACAAATTGCCGCGCTGCCACAAGCGAAATCCCGATGGAACTGCCTCTTGCAAAAGAGGGTGTCACCCAAATGACGGAAAGTAACAATGCTCTTACCGAAGTGGATGCGGGTCGCTCCCGCGAGAGCATTGTGCGGCAAGAGGATTACAAGGGTTTAAAATATCATCCAATTTGTTACTATTAGTATATGTCTTTTAGCAACACTGGAAAAGTTTGGACCGTGAGCGGTTTCGCTCAATATTTAAATGGAATTAAAGCTCCAACTTGGGCTAAATCTGTTTGCCTCCATCATACAGCCGCGCCTTCCCTGAATCAAAGGCCAGATGGTTTCCTAGCAAAACACTTGGAAAACCTCAAAGACTACTATTCCAATCAATTAGGTTGGCGCAGCGCACCACATTTATTCATTGATGACGATCAAGTTTGGGGCATGACTCCATTAACTGAAACTGGCGTTCATGCTTCTAGCTTTAATCGCACCGCTTTGGGCATTGAAGTGCTTGGAGACTACGACAACGAAGACCCCAAGAAAGGTAGAGGTTTCGAGTGCTGGAAAACAGCAGCAGCCGCAACAAAAATGCTGTTAGATTGGCTCAAACTGCCAGTGAATGATAAAACTGTATTGTTTCATCGTGACGACCCACGCACAACCAAAACATGCCCTGGCACAAAGGTTCAGAAGCCTTGGGTGATTGACTTGATCAAAGATTTTAAATACACAAACAGTCCTCCGCCAACACTAGCACCAAGTTTTGCGCCTCTTGCGCCGATTCTAAAACTCAAAGGATATTCGGACGAAGACATTAAAAAAGGTTTAAAATCAGTCAGCGGCAAAATCTTTTGGCGCGAAAAATGGCTCGAAACAGCCTACTATGACAAAACCGCAGGAGCTACAATGATTTCGCTTGCAGAGCTTGATTCAATTCAAAAAAGTTGTTGACAAGTTAGATTTTCGTTCTATAGTTTGGAATGAACGAATCAAAAACTCAATCCAGCATCTTAATCACCATGATTGGCACCGCATTTGTTACACTTTTTATTTGGTGTTTTTGGAACGAAAGCCCCATCAATCAAATGAACAAAGTGCAGATTGTGCAGCCCATCAACGTAAAAGATGTTGAGAAATGGGTGCATTCTCTCGCAGAGTCATCGTTCAAAAGCAACTTGCTCACAGTGTTGGGCGCAGAATATGGTGGTGACAGCGAAGAGCTAAACAAGCTCATGAAAGCATTTATTGAGGTAAAAATGCAGGAACTTTCCAAGCAAAAAACCATTTGACAAGCAAAGAAATCTCTCTACAGTAAAGTCATAATATGAGAGTCGCTATCGCAGTTGATATTATTTCTACCCCAAAATTTTTCTTCGGTCATACTGGAGAAACAATCAAATCATGGTTCGTTGGAAAATACAAAATGCATCGAATCAGGCTTGATGGATACGAAAAAACAATTGATCTATACGAGGATGAAATTTATTTCCCTGATCATGTAGAAGGATACAATCAACCAAGCTGTCAAAGGAGATTCTTTATAACAAAAGTATGATTCACACTGAAACAAAATTCGCATACCGTCACAAGCCAACGGGCAAGTGGGTTGTATTAGAAACATTCATCAGTAATTGGGATGTATATATGCATCTTGTTGATGAATTTTCACCAGAAGGTATGCTTTACAATGCTCGCAACATCATTGAAGAAGACTTGCTGCGCAGTACCATGAATGGTGAGCGATATGCTGCACTAAACTTTCATGAATTTGAGCTTGTGGAAATTGAAATCGAGTATAGATTAAAGGCATGAGCGGATACAATAACCCAAACAATGAAGTGATGGATGGTTGGCCCACAATCATAATGTGGATTTTGCTTGTTTTGGGTCTAATTTATGTTTATTTAAAATAACATGAGAGAACTAAAATTTCGCATTTGGGACAAACAAAACAAAACTTGGCTGGAGAACAGTTGTTCTTTGCACTGTTTCAGCAATTGGAGCATTTGCCCCTTCACAGGTAAACTAGTTGATTACATTGGTGCAATTGACGGCGATCATGGCGACAAATACACTGCATCCCCTGCTCCTGATTATTACATGCAGGGTGGGAAAATTGTAAAAGATTCTCGTTATGTTATCCAGCAATACATTGGCTTGAAAGACAAGAACAATGCTGAAATCTACGAAGGCGATATTGTTAAGTACAGCAGATGCCATGTAGTTTCTGTTGAAGAACGCAAAAATGTTTTCAGTTCAAAACTCATCGAAGATGGTGATTTTGTTGGTGAAATTATTTTCCTTTTTCCAAGCTTTTGCTGGTCTTATGATCACAAGAGATATGATGATATTGAAAATATGACTGGTGCATCGCATAGATATGAGGTCATTGGCAACATCTTTGAAACCCCTGATCTCCTAAAATAATATGAGAGAACTAAAATTTCGAGTCTATATTCCCGATCATGAGAAGTTTTGTTATTTTACCTTGGGTAATTTCGATTACTCAGATCGTTACCTGTATCAACACAAATATCCTGTTCAACAATACACTGGCTTGCAGGACAAACATGGAAAAGACATTTACGAAGGCGACATTGTTTCTGGTATCTGCTTAAATGATGGGCCACAAATTTGCGTTGTTGGCTTTGATACTTTTTGGATTTTTTATACTAAAATTAAATATTATCCATGCGAAGAGTGGGATAATGTTGCAATGTTGGCGCAAGAGCATAATGAAGTAATTGGTAATATTTTTGAGAATAGTGAACTTTTAAATCAATAAATTATGAACAACAACGACCAAAATACCGAATACGAGTATCTTCCCATTCAACCTTGGGAAATCGAAGGCGCAGAAGAGCTTAGTGATGGCCCTTTTGAAGCCAATACACAACACGATCAACAAGCTGATCAGTCTTGCGAGTATAGCAGCTAAAGAAGTATTTTGCTTCTTCAATTGACGGCTCTTGATAAAGAGCATCAGTGTCGCTATATTTTGACGGGCAATCTGTTTTGATGTAAACGATTGTGTCAGGAGAAATGATTTCGCGCAATTCTTTTGTTGGGCAAATCATATCAACCAGTTTCACTCTAGCATCGCTTTCATCAATAGCTTTTCTCATGTTTTTTGCCGCGAGAATGCGGCCTTCCATTGAGAAGTCTTGATTTTTAGTGAGGTTACGAATATAATCGTTATTAAAATGCGCAGCGTAACACTGCTCCAAGAATCTCTTGCAGAAATATGTTTTGCCTGCTCCGCTTTTGCCAGTGACGAGAATAATCATAAAAACTCCTTTCAAAAGATAATACACTATGAAGAACAAATTCCAATGCCGTTCGTGCGATAAAATTATATTTAATTTCCCAGCGGAAAAACTAGTCGCTCCCCATCCTTTTATTGAGGGAGCGGAAATCTTTGGCTGTCCTCACTGCCAGCAATGCGAAGAAGGATTCACGGCTCTTTGCGACAGCGACGACTGCATCAATCCCGTTAGTGGAGGCACGCCCACTCCAGAAGGCTATAAATTTCTTTGCTACAAACATTTGTCAAAATACCTTTGACAAACACTAAAGCCAAGGCATAATAGAGTTGTTACAAGGCGGTTCGCCGCTAGAAGTTAAAAAACTTTTGATCTTTGAAATGCCGATATGATGAAACAGGTAAACATAGCAGACTTAAAATCTGCTGGAGGAAACTCCTTGCCAGTTCGAGCCTGGCTATCGGCACTATTTTCAACATTATTAGTGTAAATAAATTCATGAGCGACATTGTTCACTGGACTTATTTACCTCTCTGGAAGCCAAAGAACCTATCCCATGAGCAAATTCTTTCTGCTATCCGCCACGCTACGAACGAGTGGAATCTTTGCATGAAAGGATTAGTAGAGCTAAAAGAAGGAAGCGGCGAACTTCAAATACGCATCTGCTTTGATCAAAAAATAGATAAAAAACTCAACCCCAACAGAATCGCAGAGTGCCGCGCTTTTCGAAACCCTCGTCGTTGGGAAATCTCTTTTGACAGTCGCGAAAAATGGCATGTTGGTGGCTGGCGCAAAACGCTTGGCATTGGATATGATCTAAGATCGTCCGCACTGCATGAATTTGGTCATGTTTTTGCTTTGCCACATGCAGAAAGTGTGGATTTTATCATGTATCATGATTATAATGATAGTAAGAAATTAAACAGCCGCGAAGTTAAAAACTATCGCGAATTTTTCGTTAACAATCTTTAACATGACTCCAGAAGAGCAACAAGCAAACTTAAAAATTCAAAAAGAAATGGATGAGGTCATCAAAGACCTTGAAGCTCAAAACATTTCGCTCGATGTTGTTGAGGAAACTGGCTTGGGAGACTTGGTGGAAAACGTGCTAACAAAGTTTGGCATCACAGAAGAAAAGTTTAAATCTTGGTTTAACCTCAAAGAGTGTGGGTGTTCAAAACGCAAAAAGTATTTAAATAAAATAGTATCTTGGAAGAAAAAATAAAATTATGAAAACATTGCTTACGTTATTTTTTTTACTGACAGCAAGCGTCACAACAGCTTATGCTGATATTTTGCTCGGAGCGCCTGGCATAAGTATTGGCTCACGAATCGCTACTAAGGTTCCATTTCAAATTGATTACACATTATCAAATTCATATAGATTTATTTTTTATGGTATTCAAGCTAAAGGCGATACGCTAGGTGCTCAAGGTTATTCTGGCATAACTGGTAATGGTGGTCAATTTCACTTAAAAGCCTCCGTTTCAAGTAGTGCAAAAGAATTTGAAAAAGCTGGATTGCTTGAGTTTCGCAATATTCAAGATTTTAATCTATCTCCGATACAAACACTATTAATTTATCCTGCCGCTGTTTTTCAATCAAGCGATCATCCGATTGAAATTGTTTTGAAATGGAGTGGAGAGGGAAACGCGCATAAACCAAATGGAGTTTTTAATATTTTAGGAGAGTATCAAAAAGACCCGCCAATTCCAACTGGTTCAATTATTTTTAATCTTGGCAATTTAGCAATTGAAGGTGAAAGCAACCCAGAAGCCTCTATAAAAGTCATCCGAGATTAAAATGAAAATATTATTTTTTTGCTTGCTCACTGTATCATTGCTCGCACAAAACACGGAATCTTGGGTGCGTCAAACCGATTTATCCACTGGACAAATTTACGACACATTTATTGATGAAAAAAGCGGCAAATACATAACTCCGCTAAAAATAAACAAAGAAGGGGCAATGTTTGAACTCTTTGCTCGCGGCACAGCATGGGACAATAATATTTATTTGCTTGACACTAAAATAGTTGGAACTTATAACCCGCAAGTGGTTGTTGACATTGTTTCGGAAGACCCTTACTTAAAAGGTGAAGCGAATAGCTTAACTTATGTTAAACGCACTCGCGCAGATCGTCCGTTTGCTGTTAATATACAAGTTCAAGGATTGGCGGGTAATGAATTAACAACAAAATATATATATTTTAATGTTCAAGGTAAAAATTATGATGCAAAAACATACTCTTCTCTTAACAGAGAACAATATTTGATTGAAGAAAGCAATCTTACAAACGGAACATATAATTTAAATCCATTGTATCATCAGCTTACTTCACCAACAATAAGTTCAGGCAATGGAGAACAAACTTTTACATTTGTTCGTTATTCATCCTACAATGTTCCTGATACTGTTCTAGCGCAGCCTAAAATAGAAATTTGGCCATTAGCTTCTGCCACTATAAATAACATCACACCTAAACAGGTTTTTATTGATCGCATTCCTTCTATTATTATTGAATTTAATCACTTATATCCCGATTCTCATACCTTTATCCAGATTTATAAAGGCAATCAAGTTCTTGGAACTAAAGGTAAAATAGTGGACGGAACCGAAATAAAATTTGGTTCTTATTACAACCAAACAGACGAAGCTACAAACATACCTCAAAATTTAACATTAACTATTAATGATTTATCAAATTATGCATCAGCAGATGGCTTATACACTCTTGAAGTGATTACGCATACGCCATTTTTTAATCGCACAATGGAGCGTTTAAAATATATCACTTTTGAAGTTGATAGAGTAATTAGTTCGAGAGGTAGATTTAGCACGCTGGAATAATATATTGAGAAAAATCTTGACAGCGGCCAAGACCTCTCCATAATGAGAGCATGAACAAACAGCCGACCAAAGCTCTCTCTAAACTCAATGAGAACGCTTCTTTGAGCAGAATCAATGACGCATTTCGCCCCTATGATTCCATGATCAGCTTGCGTTACTTTGGCGAATATGCTGAAAATGCCATCTTTCTTGGCGCAGAAGCAACCTGTCAGTGGAAAATCGTTCAAGACTCTCAAGGATGCTGGTGTTTAATTCCTAAAACTGTTAAAAAACAAATAGATCAATGAACGAAGATAGTCCTATTATTTTTGCGATGGTAGCAACAATGGCACTGATTTTTGGAGGCGTGCTTAGTTGGTGCATTTGTTCAGACTCTTGGCGGCAAGAACTTGTTGACAAAGGTTTTGCAGAGTGGCAAATTGTCGCAGGAACTAAAGAAGTTGAATTTAAATGGAAAGAAAACAAATGAAACAATACTCCCTCTCCCCCAAATACGAAATCTTTGACCACACTACTGACCCGCCAATAAAAACATTTATTGTTTGCGATGACCCTGATGGTTTAGACTGTGTTTGCTTGCAAAAAAGTGATGGAGAAATGGAATTTATTCCTCCAGACATGGCTTTGCTACTGGCAGAAGCAATGATTAAAATGGCTGAACACCTTAAAAATCATGATAAAATCTCTTGACTAACTTGAGGCAATCACTATAATAAAAACATGAAAGCAACTCTTGAATTTGAACTGCCGCAAGACTCTGGAGAGCATCAAACAGCCCTTGACGGCTGGAAATGGCGCATGATTGTGAACGAAACGCTCGAAAATCTTCGCCATGATTTAAAATATAATAATGATTTAAACTCTGAAACAGTTAGAAACCTTGAAAGCGTGCGAGCTTTCATCTTTCAAAGAATGACGGAAGAGAATCTTTGCTTGGAGTAAAGATATGAACATGCCTCACCACTCCAATATTCGAATCGTTCCCCATTCGAATGTTTCTCGCGAAAGAAAAGAAACTGAACACTCAATCGAGTCTGTATGTGTGGCAATTTTTGGCGGAATTTTATTGTTTTTAATCTGTTTGGCAGCATCAAGGAGAAAAGATTAGATAATAAATAATGCCTTAAAACACCCGAAAAAAAACATCCTGGCGCAATTTGTAATGATTTCTTAATGAATCTCCACATTTTTGCCGCATTGTGTAATATTATAATGCTATTATAAACCAATTAAAACAACAAATGAAATTTTTAGGAAAGCTACTTTGTAAATTTTTAACCTACTGGTTCACAAGCAAGAGAGAAAGAGAGTCTGAATTGAGTAAATGCTTGCGGTGTTTAGAGCCTCAAAAACTCCCTCAAAACAACAAAGTTTATAGCCGCAAAAAGCCCAAATATCGCCCTAAGAAAAGAAAGAATTTTGGTGCCAAGAAGGACTGAGTTTTTCCTTGATTATCAAGGAGAAATGCCCTTGTGGGCGTTTGGATTTTAAAGGGTAAGATAGTGCCAAGCTCACTGACCACTGTATAGGTAGAATACAAGATAGATGTAAGAAACATATAAGGGATAAACATAGAAGAGAAAACAAACATTTTTGATGAGATTTGTTATTAGAATGGTGGAGAAAGCTTCCACGGCAATTTAAATGTATTAAATATTGCCCTTTTTTAATCAAAACGGCCCAAATTTCGCTGCAAAATCCCCCGCCAAAAATCATAAAAATACCACCACAACCCAAAAAGTGTGTTTTTGCACAGGGTAAAACACTATTTTTAACCGTTTGGCCACTGATTGTTGATACTTTTGTGATTCTTGAGCGAGATTTTGTTTAATATGCGTTGACAAAAGAGTTTCCCCCTCTATAATATAGAGAGAAGCGTTGATAAAATTTGAACGCTTTTCAGCCAAATAAAGAATTTTTGAACCATTCTCACCCAAATAAGAACATTTATGAGATGCAGCACACTGCTCTGCGGAGCGCCAGCAGAATACATTCATCGCGCAACAAAAGAAAAAAAATGCAGTCGCTGCAAAAACAAAAGGGGCGATGCATTCTCTCTAGCGTGGGAGAGCTTAGAGGAAGATGAGGAACACATTACAATTCCACCGTTCTTTCCAGTTGATGAGTATAAAATTTTTGAATCAAACAGCGGCAAATACATTGTTTGCGACAATTCAGAGGAACGCCGAGTTGTTTGCGGCACTAGAGAAGAAGCAAAACAAATGGCCCAGGCATTAAATACTGCATTTAAACTTGGCGCAGAAAGTGTTTTACATAATTTGAGCAATTTTTCTCTTGACCAGCGGCGAAAGTTGGGTATAGTTTGGGGAGAAAAGCGTAACAGCATTAACTCATAGCGGTTGGCTAGGCTTGGTAGTCTGGCGAGTCTCATAAGCTCGCAACCTGAGTTCGATTCTCAGAGCCGCAACCAATTTATGAACGCGATTTTTCTTAATAATCCCAAGTAGCTCAGAGGTAGAGCGCGAAATTGTTAATTTTGATGTCGTAGGTTCGACCCCTACCTTGGGAGCCAATTATGAATGATTTTTGCCGTAATAAATGTGAGCGTTATTAAAGCAAATAAAAAATGAGCGACATTTCGCCAAATAAGCTCAATTACCACAAGAGTATTTTTGGTGTTTTGGCGCGTCTGCGCACCTACTCGCGCATTAAAAAACATTTAAAACAACTCGGTTGCACCAAATCAGAGCAGAATGAAATTATTCGTGCGTTAAAAAAAGAATGTGAAATCATTTGACGGGAGTTTTTATTGCATTATATTGTTGCTATGAACCACATTGACCCCAAGAACATCACTAACTTCAATCGCACAAGCGCAGAACTCCA